CATATAAACCTTGCACTTTATCTTCTTGTAATATATTAGGTATATTGCAAGAAGATAAAGTGCAAGGTTTATATGTGCCTGATAATAAATCATATAAGATATTAAAGGTTGTTAATTCAGATTCTGATGGTGTAGAAAAAGATTCTATAATATATGTTCTTAAAAAATCAGGAACAGATTTAGAAATTCAAGGTGTGAAATATGTATCTGTAAACATAAGAGAAATTATATTAATAGAATAATATGAAATTAAAAAATACATTTGTTCAGGGTCGAATGAATAAAGATATTGATGAAAGACTTTTACCTAAAGGTCAATATCCTCATGCTGAGAATATACGTGTTGCAAATACAGATTCTAGTGATATGGGAGCTGTTGAAAATGTATTAGGTAATGAGAAATTAACATCATTTGATTTAATTAACGGTAAAACTATTGGGGCTTTTTCTGATGGGTCTAATCAGAAGTTATATTGGTTCACTACATCTGATAATAAAGATATGGTGATTGAGTATGATGTTCCTAATTCTAATGTTAATATATTACTTGAATCAAGTAAACCTAACAGTGTATTGAATTTCAATAAAGATTACCTTATTACAGGTATTGTTAAAATTATTAATGGTGATTCTGATAGAGATTTATTAATTTGGACAGATGATATAAATCCACCTAGAAGTATTAATATCAAAAGAGCTAAGAGTTATGGTATTGATAATTTCGTTGAAGACGATATATCACTTATAAAAAAACCTCCTAGATTTTCCCCTAATGTTAATGTTGCGTTTACTTCATCGACATTAGAGAATAACTTAGAAGATAAATTTTTAAGTTTTGCTTATAGATATAAATATTTAGATGGCGAATATAGTGCAATATCATCATATACTAATTATAAATTTGCTCCTAATCAGTTTGATTTAGATTATCAGACTATGGAAAATAGAGGAATGATTAATTCTTTTAACGCTGTTAATATTGATTTTGAAACAGGTAGTTCCAGAGTAACAGATATTGAATTAATATTTAAAGAGTCAAATTCGAACCAATTATCAATTATAGAAAGGTATAATAAAAAAGATGAAGGTTGGGGAGATAACGAAACACAAAGCTTTCAGTTTGCTAATAGTAAAGAATATATTACATTACCAGAAGATGAACTATTTAGAACTTATGATAATGTTCCTTTATTAGCTAAGTCACTAGAATCAATTGGTAATAGATTAGTCTTCGGTAATTATGTTGAGGGATATGATTTAAAAAATTCTTTTGGTGAAAATATTAATATTAATTATGATGTTTCAACTATATTTAAAGAATTAGCAGGTATTCAGTTACCAGTAAATTTGAGTAATTCAATTATTTCAGATGACATATTAACATTTGATTTAACAGGAATAACATTAGTTAAAAATTCAAGATTAAGTTTTGATTTTGAATTAGATGGTGAAAATACTGGAGGTAATTTTTCAGATAGTTTTGATTTTGTTTTAAATAGAGATTATTCTAGTGCTCAAGAATTAGCTGAGGATATTGATTTTATATTTTTTGTAGAATCTGTTATGACTACTAGGTTCTTACAAGAATATTCACCAAATCCACCAGATAACTCAGAAGTTACGAATAATACTAATTTTGAAATTATAGCATCGAATAGTACAACTATTAGTATATTAGCACCAGTTATTGAATATACTATTGATAATACACCATTAGATACTCAAGATAACCCTGCTAATACTACCATAGATAATCGTAATTGGTTTTTTACTAGTAATAGTAATGTTTTCTTCAAAGAAACGGCTATTGATACCTCTTTAAAAACTAATCGTAGTTATGAAGTAGGTATGATATATATGGATGAATATGGTAGAGCAACTACTGTATTAACAGATTCTAATAATACTCAGTATATAGACCAACAATACAGTACTTTTCAAAATAAACTATTAATAAATGTTAACCATGTTCCTCCTCATTGGGCTGATAGATATAAATTTGTAGTTAAGCAAAATAAAGGAGATTATCAAACTATTTATACTAATATTTTTTATGAAGATGGTTTATTTAGATGGGTTAAATTAGAAGGTGCTAATAAAGATAAGGTTAAAGAAGGAGATACGTTAATCGTTAAATCTGATTTAGGAGGAGTTGTTCAAGATATTATTAAGGTTAGAGTTTTAGAAATTACTACAAAAGATAAAGATTTTTTAGAAGGTAACCAAACAGTTGATGGAACAGATATTATAGAAGAATCAGGGTTATATATGAAAATAAAACCTGTAGGTTTTGATATGAATGCTAATGAGGCTACACAAAGAACATTTCAAGGAGATTCTCATTTAAGATACCCTACTAGAGCTTACACATCTCCTGAATTTGGTTTATATAATGATATGGGTCAATTTGTACCTTTTTCACTAGGTGCAGGTAGTACAGTCAGAATATATATAAAATTTAAAGCTAGAGGTAAAATTGAATATGAGGAAATTTACGATAAAGAATTTAAAGTAGGTTCTGATTATGATAGCGTTCGACAATGGTTTAATTCAGAAGTTGAAGACTTAGGTCAATTTGGTAGGGATTTTACTTGGGATGGTGTAACTGATATAGGGAATAATATTTGTGATGGAGCTGGAGAAGGAGATGCTAACAATAGAGGTTCTGGATGGGGGTTCGGTAATGCTTGTGGAGATGCTAATGAAGGAGATGAGAGATTTTATGTAGTTCCTCATAGAAAAGGAACAGCTTCTAGGAATATATCAACAGAAGTTCGTTTTGAAATTAGATTTTCAGAAGGAACGGTTATATTTGAAACAGAGCCAGAAGAAATTAGTTCAAACATATTTTATGAAACTGAACAAATATTTGAAATAGTTAATAATAAGCATCAAGGTAATATATTTAATCAAACAGATTTAGTAGCAGCAACTGTTGAATTAGATTTTTTCAATTGTTATATTCAAGGTAATGGTGCTGAAAGTTATCGTTATAAAGATGCTTTTAATACTAAAAAATTAAATATTGATTTGAGACCTACTTCAACTTCTGTAGAAGAGTATAAGAAAGTAAGAAGGTATTCAGATTTAACATATAGTGAACCATATAATGAAAATAATAATTTAAATGGACTTAATGAATTTAACTTAGCTAAGGTTAATTATAAAGAAGATTTAGATAAAAAATATGGATATATTCAAAAATTATATAGTAGAGATACTGATTTAATTGTTTTTCAAGAAGATAAGGTATCTAAAGTATTATATGCTAAGGATTTATTGATGAATGCAGATGGTACGTCAAATATTACATCGTTAGATGAAGTATTAGGTCAACAGATTACTTTTAAGGGAGAATACGGTATTAGTAGAAATCCTGAGAGTTTTGCTTTTGATGGATATAATATATATTTTACAGATGCTAAAAGAGGTGCTGTAATGAGACTGAGTAATAATGGTTTACAAGAAATATCTGCTTATGGGTTAAGGCAATTTTTTAGAGATGAGTTTAAAGATTCTATAGATAGTCAAAAATTAGGAGGTTTTGACCTTTATCAAGACCAGTATGTATTGCATCCTAGTAATGATACGGCTATACCACCTGTTAATGTTATATGTAAAGAATCTGTTTTAAGAAATGATTTTTCTGGAGAATTAGTAATTAATATTGATTATGGATTATCATTAGGTGAGACAGGTATTGATTATGAAGTTTTTGATGGGGCAGAAATGGTAGTTAAATTAGAATGGGATGGTAATATTATAAGTTCATCTACTGTTTCAGGTATAGGTGAAATCATATTTAATAAAACGACTCAAGCACCAGTGAATGCAATATTAACAATAAGTACTAATGATTGTATAGGGTTTAATGTTATTCCTAAATGTGTTGATTCAGATATAATTACTGTAAGTAGTATTGTTTTAAATGACGAAGAAGATTTAGGATTAAATATGGTTAGTCAGTATAAATGGTCTAATACAGAATATGTTAGTCCATTTAAAACGTATAATAGCCTGTTTGATATAAATGAAATAAATGATTTTGATTCTATTTCAGGTATTGAAGGTGTAGATAATATTCCAGCTACAGGAAGTACTGTATATCTTGAATCTTATAAGAACTTTAGAGTTACAGGTTCTTTCTTAGATGGTAATAAAATAGGATATTTAATATCATCTGTACCATATACAGAATTGGATATTCAAACTATTTTACAAAATGCTATTTTTCCAACAGTTACTGAAAACATTTCATTGTCTGGAGAAATTATAAATAGCACTAGTTTTATATTTGATAGACCTTCTAATGAAGAATATTTATATTTAATATGGGATTATAGAAATGCTTTACCTACAGTTACTGGTGTTACATTCACTAATGGTAATTGTTGTGAAGATGTTCCAATTATTAATAATGTAATATTCCCTAATGGTAATTGTTGTGAAGTTTTAGCACCATCGTTAATAGAAATATCTAATACTAATACAGGAGTTGGAGGAACACGTACTCAAATATTTCAAGTAGGTCAAAACGTACAAGAAAATAACGTGTTTACATTACAAACATATGGTGTTATTGTATCAGTAGTTGCAACTAATTTAGATATACCAATTACTATTGCTTCAAAACTTAGAGATGCTATAAATAGTACAACAGAGGCTCAGTGGGATGCTGTAGGGTCAGCTCCTTCTATTGGTACTAATGGTTTTCCACCTACAGCTACATCTCAATCTAATGAAGTAACTATAGTGTTAAATTTTCAAAATCAATTCGTAGGTAATGCGATAATAAGTTAAGATATGTGTCAAATAGATTTTACAATACAAACAAATACAAATCCTATCCAAGCAGCAGAAGGGAGATATAAATTACAAGGAACAGTGACTTGGACATTGTTCATAATAGATATTAATGATTCTAAAACACCTAATATAACAACGAATGGTAATTACGATTTAGAAGTTAGGATTCAAGATAGTTCAGGATTCTGGAGTAATTGGTTTACAGTTGTATCAGGTTTTCAGATAGGTAATTGTAATCCGCAATAATGAGTTGTAATACAGAACAATATACTATAACATTCGATGATAAGGTAAAAGGGTGGACATCATTTCACTCTTTTTATCCTGATTTCATGTTAGGTATGAATAGTAAATTCTTTACATTTAAAAATGGTGAATTGTATATTCATCATTCTAACAATGTAGATAGAAATAATTATTATGGTGTACCTAGTACATCTAAGGTTTCGGTAATGATTAATGATAATCCTTCTGATGTGAAAGAGCTTCAAGCTATTAGTTTAGAAGGGAATTACTCTTGGGAAATGTTAATCAAAGCTTATATCTCGAATATTGATGATTTTACAGAAAGTAGTATATCTTCTGTTGAATTTATCAAGAAAGAAGGTATGTGGTATGCTTATGCTCGTAGAAATGAAGATGATACGCAAGAAAATTCAAAATCTATGTACGGTATAGGTTCTATTATTGATATTGTAGGTAATGATATCACCGTTAATGGTAATAGTAGTATTTTAACTAATGGAGATAGACTAATTAAAGGTTCAGATATGTCTGTAATAGGAGAAATTTCTAATATCACAGCTACAACTGGAACTACTACTTTTACATTGCCTAATATCGGTACATTAGTAATAGGAGATTTTGTTGCAGGTAAGAAGAATCCTAGAATTGAAGGAGGTAATCTTAGAGGGTATACATTAAGAGCTGATTTAGAAATTAACGAAACTAATAAAGTTGAATTATTTGCTGTTAATGCTGAGGTAATGAAAAGCTACACATAATAATAATCATTATATTTGTTAAAAATTTAATATAATGATTAGAGTAGAAAAAAAATTAACAAAAGACTTTTATCCTACTATGGTTAATTGGTGGAAAGGTAATAATTTTAATGTTGTTAGTCCGTCAATGTTACCAGAATTCACATTCGTAGTTTATAATGATAGTGATGTACCTACATATTCAATGTGTTTTTACAATACTGATTCAAACTTAGCTTGGATAGGATGGCAATTAAAAAATCCAAAAGTAGATAAAAAAGATAAAGTTTTTAACTTGATACATTTGTTTAAACATATTGAAGAATATGCTAAAGATTTAGGTTATGAAATTTTATTTACAACATCTAATACAAAACCAATAGAAGATATTATGGGTAATTTAAACTATAGTATTGGAGATATAGATGTAAAACATTATTTAAAACAATTATAAAAAAGATATGGCAGTAGGAACAGCAGCAGTAGGCGCAGCAGGTGGAATAGGTAAGTTTTTCGAAGGAAGAGCTATGCAAAGAAAAGCTCAAAAGCTTATTGATAATTTCGAATGGCAAGATTTAGAAAATCCTTATGAAAATCAACAGGTTAGTACGTTAGGAGCTGATTTAAGAACAGAACAGGCTAATATTACTACAGCAGGTAATGTTGAAGCATTACGTGGTGGAGGTAATAGAGCTATCGTTGGAGGATTAGGGAGAGTTCAAGCACAGAATAATGTATTGAATAGAGATATAGCAGCTACATTAGATGAACAACAAAAAAGAATTGATTTTGCTAAATCAGGTCAAGATGTTAGAAATCAAAATATTATTGAAAAACGTCAAGGAGATGAGTTAGCTGGATATGGTAATATGTTAGGAGCTGGTCAACAGTTGAAATACGGTGGTATGACTGATATATTAAATACAGCAGGTTTCGTAGGACAAACAGAAATGGGTAAGAGTGCAGATGCTGGGATTATGAATTTATTTAAAGGAACTAGTTAATTATGGCAGAAGTTAGTGGTGGAGCAGCCTATAAAGGCTATCAAAAAATAGATAATGGTATATCTCAAGGTTTACAACATTGGGGAGGAATAAAGGCTAGAGAAAATGCTGCACAAAAATTAGCAGATGAAAGAGCTGGGGTTCGTGAACAACAACGTAAGGATGATTGGATGAAAAATCACCAGTGGGAGGATTTTGAAAATGAAATCACCAACTATGAGAATTTCGATGATTTATCAAGAACCCTGTTTAATGATGTAAGAAACCAGACTACTGATTTATATCGTCAATCTATAAAACTTAGAAACGAAGGTAAGACCTTAGAAGCTGATACAGTATGGAATCAGTATTTAAAGACTAAAGGTGCATTTAAAGACTTTGCTAAAATTGAACCTATATTAGCAAAACATAATGAGAGTTTTGTTAATGATTTTAAAGCAGGTAAAGTATCTGGGGTAGATGATGATTATTTATCATTTATTCAAGCTCAGGAAAATGTAGATGTTAAACCTAAAGTTGTTAATGGTACATTAAAATATCAAGTAGCTTTTAAAGATAAAGAAGGTAAAATAACAGATGTGAAAGAAATGTCACATTATGATTTAGTTAATAATAAATATTCGTATATTCCTAAGAATGATGTTTTAGGTAAAGAAGGTATTGTTACTAATATTCTTAAAACAGTTGGTAAAAGAACTTATGATGAGACAAGAGGTTTGTATAAATACACTCTTCAAAAATGGGATGATAAAGCTATAGCACTAGTTGATAGTTACGTTGATGGATTAGTTGAGAATGATAGAGCTATGTCCGATTTACTTTTCCAAGCTACAGGTAAGAAGAAATTTGGAAATATTAAATATAGAAGAAGAGGTGAACAAGATAATTTTACTGATTCTGATAAAAAGCAAGTAAAAGATTGGATTAAAACTCAAGTTGAGGGTGGATATGATTCTAAACAATCAAAGACGTTTGAATCAGGTAAAGCAGCTAATATTAGAGGTAATGAAGCTAATAGAATAAGTCAAGGTCGTTTAAATGAAACTATTCGTCATAATAAAGCTATGGAAGGAATTTCCAGAGATAAGATGAAAGATGAGGATAAGGTTACAATGAGTAGGTTAAATTATGATGCTGACCAATTTGTTAATGGAGATTATTCAGGTTTATTAGGTAGATTCAAAAATGAATTCGACGAAGAAACAAATATCAGAAAGGTAGTTAAAGCACCTAATGGTAATTACGTTGTAGCTATCACAGAAACAGGTGAAAAAATTGAAATACCTAATACTAAAAGAGGATTCTTAGAATTCAAAATTAGAGGTAATGCTGAATATAAGAAATTTAACCCAGATGGAGTTATGTCTAACCCAGCAATTAAATATAGAAATGATAATGTAACAGGTTCTGATATATCAGATATTGCAGGTGATTTATTCAATGAAGAAGGTAAACCTAAAGTTGATGATGAGAAAATATTACAATCATTAAAAAGATACTTAGATATTGAAGGAGAAGATAATTTTACATGGAGTGGTAATTCATTAAAAATTAATGGTAAAAATGTTGATACTTCAACTAAAGCTAAGTTTGAAAAAACATTAAAGAAAGCACTTGAAACTAATAAAGACCCTTTAGGTCTTGGAATATAATATAATATGGAAGATGAAATCTTAGATGGTATAACACCTGCTGAATTTGCAGCAAAAATAAAAGCTAAATATCCTCAGTATAAAAATATTGAGGATTCTATCTTAGTTGATAAAATGATAACTAAATATCCTGAATATAAGGGTAAAATTAATTACGATGACCCAACAAAGGGGGGGAAAGCCAAAACAATAAAAAATGGGGATTCCAACTCTGTTTTGGCAGATACAACTTCTTCATTGGAATCAACAAAGACAAATAAATTTAGATTACCGACAGATGATGAAATGAACACCTTCATAGATAATGGAGGTGTAGTCACTGATTCACCTATGGTTAAAAAAGTTGAGAATATACGTAAAAAGATTGAAGCTGAAAATGCTACAAAGAAAAAACAAGCTGCTAAAGAATTAACAGATGATATAGTTTTAAGAACTAAATATCCTGAATTAACTACAGAAAGAGATTCTTTAATGAAAGAATTGAAATCAAGGTCTGTAATGAACGATAATTCTGATTTGGAAGATAGACTCTCTGAAATTGATAAAGTGCTTAAATCAGCTCCTAAGAGCTTTAGAAAGATACGTAAAGAGAAATTAGATGAGATTGATTCCCAAATGAATCAATTAGAAAGAAAAGGATATGCTTTAACAGGTAATTCTGATTTTATTGACAGTAGTGGAACGTATCAACAATTGAAAAAAGAACGTGAAGGTGTTCAATATGATATTGATAAAGAAAATGAGACGTTAAATAAACTTACAGAAGATACTACTATTACTGACCAATTTATTAGATTTTACACGCCTAAATTTTTAGGTAATTGGTTAACACCTGAAAATGAAACAGTTAAATTAGATGAGAAAGTTGAAGAAAAACTTTTAGCTGAATTAGATTCTAACAAAAGGTTAAAATCTAAAGTTAATTTAGGTGGAAAAAATAGAAATTATTTATCTCTACAAGATAGGGAGAATATGATTAAATCTGCTAAAGAGCAAGTATTATTAGATGAAAGTAAATTAATCAAACAAGAGTACGATGAGATAATCAAAGATTCTCAAGGATTAAAACCTGATTCAAAAGAATATTTTGAATTACAAAAAAGAATAGAAGGGTTAAATGAAAGAAATAATACTCTTTTATTTAACTACGGTTATGATAAAGTAAATAATCAATTCAACGATGTTTTCAAAAGAACAACTAGAGGTAAAGATTATGATGAAGCTTTAGGTCAAGGAGGATTGGATGTAGGTTCAACGTTTATTGAAAGTATGACTAATACTATCTTAGACGGTACAGTAGGTTTTGCTGGGTGGTTAGGTTCTTTAGGAGACGGTTTTACTGACGATGATTCATACTCAATATTTGATGCTATGGGTGACACGGCTTATGAGTTATCTAATAATAATTTATTACCTTCTTCTAAATCAGATAAAGGTAATATTGTTGATAAAGATGGTAATTGGAATTTATCATTATATTCTGTAGGTAAAGCAGGTGCAGAAGGTTTACCTTTTACGTTAGCATTAATTAATAGTGCTCGTAAAGGTAATGTAAAAGAAGCATATAAAAAATTAGGAGGACTTATATCTCCTAACAGAGCTAAAACTATATCTCAAAGTTTACAGATGGCTGATAAAGCTTATAGGTTAACTGTATCAGACAATAGAAAAGAAGCTTTAAATAACGGACTAGATGGTATACAAGCAATAGCATATGCTAATTTTCAATCTATGGCTACAGGTTTAAGTCAAATGATTATGCCTGATACTAAATTCTTAAAAACACCTGCTGGAAAAGCAATATTAGGTAAATTCACTAATGATTTAAAAACTGCTACTACTAAAGAAGCTATATCGAAAGCTTCTAAAGCTTTTATCGGTAATCTAGCTAGAGAGTTAGGTGAAGAAGAGATTGAAGGGGCTATGTCTGAAATGATTAAGTTTGGAATGCTTCAAAATCATTCTAATGAGTTTTTAACAGCTAGATATCAAAAAGAACTAATTGGTAAAACTCTAATTGTTACAGGTATGGTTGGGGGTGCTGGTATTAAATCTAATATTAATGCTACAAAAGATGCTTTATATAAAGATTTAAATAAAAATTATGATGATTTAATTGTAGATATTGATAATATGATGGAATCATCTGACGATGTTACATTTAAAAAAATATTAAACAACTCTAAAAGATTAATAGGTGATATCAAAGATGTTACCAGTAAGTCTCCTGAAAATGTTAATGGTAAACAAATTGATTTACTAATTGAAAAAAAACATTTAATACAAGAGATGAAATCTTTAGATGATTCGTTTCATCCAGAATATAAAGAAAAAATTGAAAACATAAATGAAAAAATTAGAAAAGAAAGCTCCCTTAAAAGTGAAGCTGATAAAAAGGATTCTGACAAATCCAAAACGAAAACCAACAAAGGGAAGGTCGAAACAAAGACGAATGAGAAGGTAAAATACGATGTAAATGAACAATTAAAATCTCATAATGAAAATGAAGGTTCTACTTTTACATTAGATGGTAAAAACAGGAGTGGTGAAAAAGGAGTTTCATCTGTATCAATATTTCCAGAAAGAAGTAAAATTATTGATGGGAGTATTACTGAGAAAGACATTTCAGATTTTAAAGAAGTTAATAAAGATATATTAAAAGGAAATGAAGATGTTTTAGCTATAGGTACTTGGTATGATAAATCATCAGGTAAAACTTATTTAGATGTATCTGCTGTTACAGATACTGAATCAGCCACTCGATTAGGAGAGCAATATAATCAAAAAGCAATTTTTAATTTAGAAACATTTGAAGAAATTGATACTAAAGGTGATGGTAAACCTGTAAAAAATTTAAAACCAGAATTAGATAGAGTTTCTGATATTAGAGAAGTATTGAAAAAATCTAAAGGTTATAAAAAAATAGCTGATGAGGTTAGAAAAGTTAAGATTAATAAATCTGTTAAAGATTCTATGTCTAAACTTCAATCTAATCCTGTAGGTGGATTATTTTCAGCAGTATGGGATGGGGCTGTAGAAACAGTTGCAAAATCAATAGAAGTTACTGGAGATATTAAAGTAGCCATTGAAAAAGGTATTGAATATTTAAAAAATACTGACTGGTATAAAAATCTTTCGAATGAAGGTAAGCAAAGTGCTGAAAATATATTTAGAAAAGATGCTTTCAATTCAGTTAATAAACCTGATACAGTTGGAAAAATTGATATTAAAGCAAAGACTAAATTAGGAGAAATTAAAGATGATTTAACTAGTAAGTTAATTGATAAATATCATTTTATTAGAAAAGTTCAAAATCAATTAGAAACCATTCAAGGTAAACCATTAGATAAAGAAAGTAATTTCTCTCAAGCTGAGGTAGCTCTGTATGGTAAAGCATCTAATGATTTAGACATATTTGAAAAAGATATAAAAGAACTTGTGAAAAAAATAAGTAGTAAAAAACTTAATCGTAAACAAGTTTCAAAATATTTATATGCTAAACACGCTGTTGAAAGAAATGCTTATGTTAAAGCTAATATAGACCCTAATACAGATAAGGGTTCTGGTATGACTGATAAAGAAGCCAAAGAGATATTAGATTTATTTACTGATGAACAATTAACTGATTTAAGAGACATATCTATAGATATCGAGGTGATATTAAATAAAACTCGTAAGAATTTAGTTAAGTTTGGATTAATGTCTCAAAAAGCTGTAGATGCTTTAGAGCAGCGTTATGAGAATTATGTTCCATTAACTAATTTTGCAGATGTAGATAAAGAAAGTAGTAATTTCATTGATACAGGAGGTAAAATTTCTATAAAAGGAAAAGAGTTTAGAAAAACTAAAGGGCGTTCATCAGAGGCTGGAGATGTTTTAGCTAATGTTTTATCACAACATCAAGAAATCATTGTAAGAGGTAGAAAAAATGAAGTAATGCAGTCTCTTTACAACATGGTTAAAGAGAACCCTGATAAAGAATTTTATAGAATATATTCTAGGAACAACCCTGATATGACGAGAGGTATCGGTGCTAATGGTCAAGTTACTCAAGTTAGACAACCTATGGAAATGAATAATGATTATGTAGGTGTTAAAGTTGATGGAGAATCATTTTTTATTAAGTTTGCTAATAAAAGATTTGCTCATATACTAAATGCTTCTAATCTTGAAAAAACAAGGTTTATTGAAAGAACATTCGGTAGAGTTAATAGATATTTAAGTTCAATGTTAACATCATTAAATCCAGAATTCGTTCTATCTAATTTTTCAAGAGATATTCAAACGGCTGTGATTAATATGATGTCGGAATCAGATATATCGAATAACTCTGTTAAAGACACTAAGATTATAGGTAAAATTATAAAATCGACTTTACCTTCTCTTAAAACAATATATAATTCTGAAACAGGTAAGAAGAAAGATACTGAATTAACTAAGTATTATAATGAGTTTAAAGAAGATGGTGCTAAAACTGGATGGTTTTATGCTAAAAACACAGAGGATTTAAAAACTGATATAGATAATATTTTTAAATTACAAGACAGTAAGAAAATATCAGCAACTAGAGCTAAGGCTGGGTTAAAATCAATATTGAATTATGTAGATAATGTAAATAGTTCAGTTGAAAACGCTGTTAGATTAGCTACATACACAGAAGCTAGAAAAACTGGTGTGACTAGAGAAGATGCAGCAACATTAGCTAAAGAGCTGACAGTTAACTTTAATAGAAGTGGTGAATGGGGAACGATAGCTAATTCGTTTTATCTATTCTTTAACGCATCTATTCAAGGTACAGCTAGATTTTGGAGAGCCATGGCTACACTTAAAAAAGTATATGATAGTGAAGGTAACATTACTGGTAGAAAGTTAAACGCTGGTCAAAAAGTAGCTATGGGAATAGTAGCCTTTTCATCATTAGCTACTATAATGAATCAAATGATGTCTGATGATGACGACGATGGTAGAAGTTTCTATAGTAAAATCCCTGATTATGAGAAGGAGAGAAATTTAATTATAATGAATCCTAATGGTAAAGATTATTTTAAAATACCTCTACCTTATGGTTATAATATATTTCATAATTTAGGTAGTATTACAACAGAAGTATCTACAGGAGAAAGAAGTGTTGGAGATGGAGCAGGTTTTCTATTTAATAGTGCTGTTGGTGCATTCTCACCTGTTAGCTTTTCGAAATCAGATGATTTATCTGTACAAGGAGCTAAGGCTTTAGTTCCAACTGCTTTTAAACCTATTGTAGAATTAGCTGTTAATGAGAATCATTTTGGAGCATCTATTTATAATGAAAATATGCCATTTGATAAAAGTCCTGAACCCGATTCAAATTTAGGTAGACCTAATACGAATGCTATATTTAAAAATATGAGTAAATTCATGAATGAAGCTACTGGAGGTTCTGATTATGTTTCTGGAGGAATAGATGTTAATCCTAATACTTTAGAATATTTAATGGAGTATTATAGTGGAGGATTAGGTAAGTTTGTAAATAGAACTGCTGCAACTATAAACACAGCTAAAGATAAAATAGAAGGTAAACCTGTAGATTTCGAAATGAATAAAATTCCTTTTGTTAGAAAATTTGTTGGGGAGAAAAATAAATATGTCGATAAATCAGATTATTTTGAAGGTTCGACAGAAGTTAGACAATTATATGAAGAATATAAAAATAATACTCCTGAGAATAGAAGAAAGGATAAATATAAAAGCGTAGCTCGATTAAAGAAAATGGCTGATGCTATTGATAGAGACCTTAAAAAAATAAGGAAACAGAGAAAGAGATTAATGGAGAATAAATCAATTGCTAATCTAGTCAAGTTAAATGAGCTTGAAACCAAAGAGTTGAAGTTAATATCTAAATTCAACAGAGTTTATGCTGAAAAGTAAACAAAAACCCCCAACCAATTCAGGAAGGGGGTTTTCTAATTAATAACCTTAAAACATAGTTTACAATGACAAAACAAACTATTGTGGACTATAATGGATTCGAACCAATGACCTTCTCCTTATGAGGGAGCTGCTCTAACCAACTGAGCTAAAAGTCCAATTAAAATACTTGCTTAAATTTCAGTTATAAGATACTTAGCAGAACTCCAAACCATTCCACACCCTATTCATAACATCTCCAGTCGAAGTGTTAGTTTTAAGTACATTTACAATAAATACAACTGCTGATACAGTTTAATAATAACCCTTTTCTTTTAATGTGGTCGAATCACTCTAGGGAATCTCTTATTATTTATCTTCAATCAAATATTTTAGAACAGTAGGAGGGATTCGAACCCCCATTTTCAACTCCAATTACGGTTAACAATTTAGAAAAATGCCTCGGTTACAACTGCTTGATTTATAATATTTCAATATATTCGATTCCTTTAGGTGTACTTAAAGGCTCACTTATATTAGTAGGTTCTTTCTCCTGTTCAAAGAGAATATCGTACGTTACTTTTAACATAAATATCATAATGATATAATTGTTAAAGTGATTAATACTATACATAAAATGAGATAAGTCACTCTATTAAATTTTACATTTTTTGTTATCATTTTATTTAATTTTAAAATTTGTACTTGAGGTAAGAATCGAACTTACGACCTCTTGTGTGTAAAACAAGTGCTACTGAACCACTGAGCTACTCAAGCATTTTTTCGTGAACTTCTCTATGACAATTTGAACATAATAAATCACATTTATCTAATTCTTTTTTTATGTCTTCAACAGTCTTACCATAATGATTAGATAGTGTGAAATCTTTTTCATTAGGGTCTTTATGATGAAATTCTAAAGCTGAATTACATTTATTATATCCACAAATAAAACATTTACCACCCTTATAATTTATAAGTGCTTGTTTTTTATTCTTTCTATTCATATTTTGTCTCAAAATCACTCTATTTTTAACATCGTTATTACAATGATATGATATTGTTGATTTACTACATTTTAAAATAGAAGCAATTTGGTCATATGTCTTACCTTCTTCTCTTAATTTCAATATTTGTTCTTTCATAATACAAATATAATAAATATTCGAATACGGTAATTTTCGAACTAGAGCCCAATGCAAGAATCGAACTTGCTTCCAGTGATTACAAAACACTACATCATCCCTAAATGCTTATCGGACATTTGAGGAATTTCGTTTCCTCAATTACGTGCTTAGGCAACCATTCTAAATGATTGTGTAGCAAAAACATTAACTCTTTTTCCAGTTAATTAAATAAGAATATTCTCTTTAATACTTTTATAATGCAATCAAATCCAGACACCCCCATGGAAGAGTAGTTTTTAAATAGAACACTCCTGAGAAAACTATAGGACTACTGATTAACAGTTGTCTCCACCATTCATTTTTGAAAGAAATGAAAAACTTAATTAGGTATACCACTACATAATTGTGGAGGTGGAGGGATTCGAACCCTCGTCTTACAAAAAATCATATTACGTCAATGAACAATTCTTGCGGTCTAAGAGGGATTCGAACCCTCGTTTTAGAGCAGTGACAGTGCAATTCCCCACACCAATGGAGCATATTAAACCAGATAGGAGACTTGTTCACAATTTCTAGTATTTGCTGTCTCCTAAAAATAATTAAGGGTAAGTTCTACCGAGCATAGTGCCTACTCATCGGTGATTAAGGGTTTGACACATCCCTTCTCTTACCTTACATTACTTAGTAGCGGAGGTGGGAGTCGAACCCAGTAAGACGAGCTTATGAGACTGTCTAGCAACCCTGCTTCCTACAACCGCAATGTTATGCAAATATAAGAATAGTTTTTAAACTATCAAATATTTTTCATATTTATTTTTAGACGGAGTAGTGGGAATCGAACCCACTCTATTTCTGATTGGAAGTCAGATGCACCACCAACTATGCGTTACTCCGTGGAGAAGGACAGGTTATTTATACCTTTAAGGGAGTCCTTCACACCCTTCTTGTAGGAATAGATGGATTCGAACCATCAACTTCCACCTTATCAGGGTGGTGCTCTAACCTGTTGAACTATACTCCTATTTGTTATCCCTAACAGTTCTCCTTGTAATGGTCTAGTGTGACCATACTTAGTGTGTTTTTCGGGGTTTCTGGTTTAGATAACAGTACTATAAACCCTTTTTCCTTGTTCCCCCAGAAGGACTCGAACCTACGACTCTTCCGTTAAAAGCGGAATACTCTACCAACTGAGTTATGAGGGAATATTTGTGGAACAGGTGGGTCTTGAACCCACAACTCTCGGAATGCAAAACCAAGATACGAGCCACTTGTTTATCTGCCCCAAATAAAAAGCTCCAATCTTTCGAGAGGAGCTTCTGTTTTATAATATATGATTATTATATATCAGTTTTACTCCAAAGGAATTGTCCTTTAGTTCTACCATCAATCGCTATTTTAATAACCGTATTCATTTTTCTTTATTAATTGAGGTACAAATATAAGTAAAATATCTGTACCTCAGAAACTTTTTAAATATTATTTTTAACAAACTCTCTAACAGGTGCATACCTATTAGTACGTGATAGTGATAATAATGGTGTATACACATCATATGTGTCCATATCCCTAAAATTAGTTAGTAACATTTCGATACTAGCTGGATTAGGTGGTACAACCATAATATTATCAATTCCTGAGAAACGTGTCACTTTAGCTGACATACTTCTACTAACATCAATCAATACTATATATGGCTTAAAACCGAAATATTTTTCACATTTTCTCATGAAATCATTCATGCTAGATTCTGGAGAACGCATATTATTAAACTCACCATCAGAAATTAAAGTCCAAATAGGGTACTTTTGTAATTCTTCAAGTTTATTAGGGTCTCCATTAACCCAAGCATTAATACCTTCTGGAATAGATGATATGTTTGTCATACCATTATTACATTTACCATTTAACCAGCTAGACATTCTTTTTAAATTATTTAAAAATGTATCTTCTGGGTCTATCAATGGTTTAGTAGGTGTTCCATAAGTTCTACCTTTCATTAAAGAATTAGGTCTAACTGTTTGACTACTAATACCATTATACATTCTACAGTTACCTGCAAACAATCCAATCATATTACGAGCATCCACATCAGGGTTTTTCATCATTGTGATTGTAGCCATAAAAGCTGCAAACTGATAAGGTTTATAACCCATATTATGTCCTCCCCATCCCATACTACCAGAATCATCCATAAAAATTAAAGAATTATAAGGTAAGTTAATACTATCTAAAAATGGCTGAATCTTTATTTCATCAACTCTACCGTTAATAATATCTTCAAACATTTTTGTAAAAGAATTAGCTCCTACATTAACCTTAGCCTCTTTCTTAACTTTTGCTAAACTATCTTTTTCTGCTTTAGTAGCTGTTCCTTGAGTAATTTTTTCTTCAAGTTTACGTTGTTCAGCTTGTTTAGTTTCTTTATAAGATTCCCAAGCCTGATAGTATTCTTTAAATTTAACCCATTTCTCTCCGAACATAACTCTATTACGAACTCTAAAACGAGCATCAGATGGCATTTTATCAATCATTTCAATGAAAGCTTCTTTATCCATGTCTTTAATTGCCCCAGAAGAGAATATTACAGACTCAAAACCTTGATTAAATTCTTTTCTCCAATTATAAAAACCTGTAAAGTCTACATAAGTTCCTTTATCTTCAAATGGTAATCTAGCTTGTGTTGAAATTTCAGTCAGTAATTTAGCCTTAGTTTCCATTACTTTAACCGTTTCTGGTAACATTTGTGTATTACCACTACGTTTAGAAAACCTAGGACGAGTAACAAATTTAGCTACACATATCTTTTGGAAAGGAGTACCTTTATTAATTATATTACTAACATAACTAGCTACATCTTTTAAACCAAATAAGTTTACCATATCAATAACAGATATTACTGACTTTGTTCCTTTTTTAGTTTTAACTCTCACAGATAAAATATTATCCATAGTTGTATATTCAGTAATTAAGGTCATTAGAGCTATTCTCTTAGGTTTTCTAAGAGTTTTAATCTTAGATATTAAGAATGGTATAATAGTGTCTCTAAACACTTCTCTTTGACCATTTCCACCACCGTCTACTTTACCATCAAAAATATTATGTTGTCTATTTGTAACATCACCTACAAAGAACAATACTGTAACTAATGTAGCTAATTGTTCTTTATTTTCACATTCATTCCAAGCAGCTTCTAATTTTGAAGTTGTTGGAGTCATTCCTTTAGATGCTGATTGATATAGCTCTAAAGTGTTCTTCATCCCATAAAAAGGATTACTATCTTTCGTATTGAATTCTACTTGTTTAATCATCTTTCGTTTTAATTTAATTGTTATTATTGTAAGTAAAAAATTTTACATTATTAATGATATAAAAAGGGAGATTTCTCTCCCTAATTACAAAATTCCAAAAACTATGTTACTATCAACGGAAACATAACTCTTTTAAGATACTTGTTTTGTATAATTGATTTTAAGTCAATCGCCTTAACCACTTGGCAACAAAAGCATTATGGAGCTTTCGACAGGAATCGAACCTGCGTTTATAGTAGTTTTTGTAAGTATCTATTTGTGGCGAGGGTTGGACTCGAACCAACAGTTTTAGTTTATGAGACTAACGTTTTACCTATATGTTGTTTTTGTAAGTAACATCGTTACTTAAATTGTTTTTAAACAACCTCGCCATATTTTAGGGGGGAGTGTAGGATTCGAACCTACGACATCGTGCATCCAAAGCAAATGTAGTTTGATTTTGTAAGTATCATTAGATACTTGTTACGTTACGTGCTCTACCAACTGAGCTAACTCCCCCATATAAAAGCTACTTATGTTTACAATGTGGGATTCGAACCCACTACCTTAATTATTGAAAAATTACGTTCTAACCAAATGAACTAAATGTATTTTTGTATTGTAAGTAGCTATATTTTATTATTTTAAAGAACTTGGTAAGTCACTTGTTAAATACGGAATTGAACCGCTTAGTTTGCTTAAAAGGCAAATGATGAACCAAACATCAAATTTAGTTTGATTGTAAGTGACTATATTACTGATTTTATTCTACGGTGTAAAGATATATTTAATATTCTTAACTACCAAACTTTTTTAAGAATATTTTTTAATCTCGTTTTCAATATCTTCTAAAGACATTTTACCAAGCTTCTCTAATTCTTTTTCTGTTTTGATTTTACTCAATACAGCTAATTTTTCAGCAGCTTCTGATTTCAATTTTTCTTTAGCTTTCTCAGCTTTACTAACCTCTTGTTTGTAATCAAATACTTCTTTCAAAGTATCTAATTGTAATTTTAAACCAGTTGCTTTAGCTGAATTTGAATTTTCATATAAAGAATCTGTAGACAAACTATCTAATTCTTTTTTAGTTCTTCTCCACATATTGTTGATACTTTTAATACCTACATTATGGAATAAATCTTGAATTGTGTACACTGTTCCAACAGAACCTGAGAAAACAATGTTCTCAATAACACATTTTGATACGGATGTTTTTAAATTTTCATTCATAATATATTTTGTTTTAATTATTAATTCTGATGCAAATATAAAACAGATATATTTAACCACCAAATTTTTCGATAAATATTTTTATCATTGACTTTCTGGAAGGAGTCGAACCTTCGTCTAAAGCTTCGTAGGCAATGGTTTTTCCAATTAAACTACAGAAAGATTTTGTCACAAATATATGCTATAATTGTGACAATTTGTACCCCAGACAGGGCTCGAACCTGTAAAACTCAATGCTTAAAACTGATATGTATTCCAATTCCATCACTGGGGCATAAACAACATTGTACTCCAAGTAGGATTCGAACCTACAAATTTCAGGGTCTAAACCTGTTGCCTATTCCATTCGGCTATTGGAGTATTAGGGTGAAAGATGGGATTCGAACCCACGAAATCTTTTCAGATGCCAGAATCACAATCTGGTGCATTTGACCACTCTGCTACAATCACCATATTAGTAGGAATATCAAGACTCGAACTTGAAATATGGAATTCAAAGTTCCATGTGTTAACCAGTTACACTATACTCCAATATACTTGGACACTATGTCTAAGATAATGTCCAAGTTAGTACTCCCTGTGGGAATCGAACCCACTCTCCAAAAAGGCTAGGTTGAAAGCCTAGTCGCTCACCCAATTGCATTAAGGAGCAGTAATAGTCTGAGAAGTTGGATTCGAACCAACGGAATATCTATCTTCCAAAGATAGCGAGTACAGCCTCTGCATTGTTCCCAGAAATGAAAATCCCTGCTAATTTTATTTAACAGGGATTTCTTAATAATTAATCTAAAAATTTAGTATGAGCATTTTCACAAAAAATTAGACAACATAAGCCCTGCCGTTAATCGTAACGGTTGTTCTAAAAGACCTGTATGTAGCTGTATATTTTTCATACTGCAAATATAAGTAAAATTTCTTTACTAGCAAAATTTATTCAGGTAATTTTTTATACCAGTTATATGCAAAGTAAAAAGGAATAAAACTTTTCTTAAATTCAGTCTTACTTTTGAAGACTATAGACCTATCACCTGTTATTTGTTTTATAAATAACCCTAATAAGTATACAACCACATATATTTGAATTATAATCATATTATTAATTTTTTATAATGGTTAATAAGCTTATTTAATTTAGATTCATAATATAATTCAAATTCTACAAATCCTTCATCATCTTGTTCCCATAACACAAAGAAAACGTTTCTAAGTTTCTTTGATGGAGATTCTTTAGGTATTTTCTTTGTACGACTCATATTAATCTAATATTACCCAATCATTCTCTAAAACATCTGATGGAGATGCTACCCATCCATAAATAGTATTATCTGGATAAACCATTGCTAATTGGTTTTTATAATCAATCGTACTATGATTATGTGCACCTCCTCCAGTACTAATATCAGTAATACTTAATCTTCTTAAAAATTCATCTTTTACTGATTGTGGTAAAGATTGCATTTTTGGTACTGTTTCTGCAACATTAATTCTAGCAGGTACTTGCATAAAAATGAATAATTCTTTCCCATTCCAACCTACTCTAGCAACTCTTTTACCTTGCTTTAAAGCGATTACCGCTTTTCCAAAACTTACTTGTTCGTTCATATTAATCCGTTTAAACTTAAATATAATTTATAATATTGAGATATTTCTAAGGCTATCTCTTGTACCTCTTTTAATACTGTATCTACTCTTTCTTGCGTTACATTTTTAGTGATAGTGACAAACCTATCACCTAACTTTAATCTTTCGTTCTTAAAAGCGTTACCTGTTCTATGAATTAGAAAGACTTTGACATCAGATGGTAATACACCTGTCTCCTGTTTAATAGCTCCAGCATAAATATCTAGTTGAGTATATTCATCACTTTCATATTCAGCAGTTTTTTTATCAACATCTCCAGTTTTATAATCTGCTATCTTATCTACCATTTCAACCTCGACTCCACACGACTGTTGTAAATCCAACGTATTGGTGTCAATAAAACCTTTAATATAGAAACCATCCAACTGTAGTTTAATTTCTCTTTCAAATTCATCATATCTAGGTATTGTTTTTAAAAATTTCTTCTCTTTAACTGTGAACCCACTATAATCATTATTCTCTAAAGCTTCACCTACTTTAGAACCAAATTCTGTATACGCATTCCCTTCAAAAGCTTCACCAAAGAAATATTGTCTTATATATTCTCGTTTGCTTTTCTTCCAAGTTGATATTTGAGAATATGATAAATAAGGGAATCCTTCATCATCAACTCTAGGTAAAATTAAATTATTATTCATAAGATGTTTTCAATGTTTTAATATGAGCTTTTGTTAACTTTGTTTTCTTTCCTTTAGCTGTAGACACAGCAGCATTAAGTATAACATAACCTAATTGTCTCTCTTCATCAGACATTTTATCAAAAATAGTTTTTAATTCTTTCTTTTCTTTAACACCATAAGAACCTCCATCAAAAAGACTTCTTATTAAAGGTATCTTCTCAAAAGGTGTTTTCTTATCTTTACCTAAATTCTTAAAACTATCTATAATTTTATAAACTGCTACAACATCTCTTTCACAATATTCTGATATTCTTTCAATATTACCTTCTGGGTCAGCCCAAAAATATTGTGGAACATCCTTACCTTGTAAATCTTGCTTTGGAGAATCAATACCTAAACTATTGGTTAGAGCAATTAAAGATGTTCTATCGAAACTTCCCATTTGCCATAATTCTTTAGTATCTAATAACCAATCCATTGTCCAAGGTTTCTCACCAGATGTATCTAACATACTATGTGGAATAATATTATTTATCATTCCTCTTTTAGCAATATATGGGATATCGAATTGTTTAATATTATGACCACATAAATAATCTAATTCAAATGATTTAGATGAATCAAAACCATCTAATGTTTTATAGAAATCATTTATTAATGTTTTCTCATTCAAATCATTAAATGTTTTTAACCTGAATTCACTACCATCATAAAAACCTACAGATATACAAACTACTCTACCGAAATCTGAAAATAAGGCAGCTTCATCTTTATATAACTGAGCTAATTCTTCATCTGTTTCACCGTTTCTTCTTTTTTTATACGCCCAAGCATCGAACTCAGAACTACTAAGGTCTAATTCTTTACTATTTGTTGATGTTTCTATATCAAGAAACAAAATGTTTTCAATTTTAACTTTTTTTAATATTTTCATTATGTTTAATTATTTAAAATGGTAAATTACCATCATCTGTTAATTCGTATTTACTAGGGTCTATATTTCTTGAAATATTATCCTTATAATTAACCCATCGTATATTCGATAATACATACCCATCTTTAGGTACTATTCTATCAATTGATGGTTTATATTCATCATCCCAATTAGTTTTTTTCCACTTATCAAACAAAGCATTGAATATTGGGTCATTCAATGAAAATTCATAAAATTCATCTTTGGAACAAATATCTAATCCTAAATATAAATCACTACGTCCTGTTTGACCAAGTACTCTGGCTTTCATATCTTTATAGATAATTGTTACTTTACCTTTTTTAGTGTGGACGTAATCTCTAACCTTATCTTTATAACACGGTTTACAAGTTTTACGTCCACTGTAAAAATGAATTATAAATTTGTCTTTACCACAAACATTACAAATCTTCTTTTCCATTTTTTATTTGATAATCTAAGAAGTTCATATACGTTTTATTTGTAACCTTATATGTTACATTATCAACATTACATTTCATAATTCTCTGAACAGTTCCAGCAGGTGTAACTGTTGTATCATGTAACTTAACATCTAACGAACCACAATTAGGACAACTATATTTTTCACCACCATTTAAAACTCCGAAATGTATTTTATGACCCATATATTTACGAAGAGTTAAATACATATCTTCGGTAGCTACAATATCTTGACGATTATAATCAACCATTTTTTGTAAATATTCAGCTTGTTCATCTGGTGTACCAAATTGAATTTTATCCCACATTTTAATACCTTCATGCTCTAATTTAGTTTCAACTCCTAAAAACTTAGTAATGTAACTCATAGAATAACTAGGGAGTCTGAATAATCGTTTAGTTTCTTTCATTATATCAAATGATTTAACGTAAGTATTAACTTCTAAACCATACTTCATTGCTCTGGCATTAACCCAACGGTTATCAAATCTATCATTATTTTGACCGATAACCATGTTAGCTTTATTATAAACTTGTAAAAATTCCTCTAACATTTTTTCATCCGAATGATGTTTATCCCATGTCAAATCATGAACTTCATCTTCACCTAACCATTTATAAGCTATAGTAATTATTTTAGGCTCTTCTAATAATTGATGATGACTGATATATTGTTTACCTGTCCACCACACCATAGCTGGTATACGACCTGTCTCAATATCATACACAAGTATTTTAGAAGGGTTCATTTCATTTTTAGCCATAACACCTACACCTATCTTCTTAGCCCATCCTCGAATAGTTCTTTCTGATACATTGTAGTGAGATGATAATGATTCTTGAGCTAATTTTTTAGAAGGTTTTTCTTTATATTCTTTTTGAATTAAATCAAAATCTCCTTCTGTTAAATTATTAAAATTCATATTTCTTCTTTTTTAATTAAATTATCTTTAAATGCTTTCAATTTTCTTCTTAGTTCATCAATCATTTTAAATGTTTCATCTATATCTCCATCAGAAGACGATTCATAAATATTATCAATATCTGTATGAAACTCATTAGTTAATGAAAAAATTATTTTCTCTTTACTCATTATTCTTCAATATTAATTTAATAGTTTCATCACATTCTTTCCTATTTTGAGGTTTATATATTATTGTATTTATTGACTCTCTATGGATTAAATATTTAAACATTTTCCATTTCATAGGGAAAGATTCATTAGCATATCCTTTTGTTTCAATTATAAAGTTCTCACCTACGAAATCTGGAGTGTATGTTATAGGTAATACTATTTTTTCACCTCTATTTTTAAACTCTCCTTTACTATTGGATTGTCTTTCATAACTCTTACTTTCAAATTTAAACTTTGGTTGAATTACATATTTAGTAGGTTCATATTGAAATTCTATTTTGTTCTCATATAATACTTGAGCCATGTATTTCTCTAAACCACTTTTGTAATCTATACCTCGATATGTATATTTTTTAGCTTTGGATAAACTAGTTCCTTTTTTACGTTTATATTTTCTAAATGCCATCTTCAAATACAGCAGATTCATCTGCCTGTCTTAATAATTTAGAGAATACATCTACAAACTTCTCATTACTAGATAGCTCTCTTTCATTCATCATATCTAATATAGAATGTGTTCTTTCATGATAAAAAGTATCTAATATTCTATCTTCACTTAATTCATCTATTCCCTGAGTAGTACTCAAAGTTATTTCAGTTTTAGCATAGTCTGATAAACCATAATTTTGTCTATCATTCATCCTTTCGTTGTTAAAAACTACATTTACGGTAGTTCCAAAAAGCCTAAAACTTTTAGGTATTTTTTTCATATATTATCTAGGTGTTACTTCACCATACTTTTCAATCAACCAGTCTTTACCATAAAGTTCTAATTGTCTAACAGTAGGTTTTTTATTAATACAATACTTCAAGAATTTTTCTTCTTGAGCTTCTCTTTTAGCTTTTTCTTTAGCTTCTTTCTTAGCTATCATTAAACGTTCTTCTGTACCATCAATTTTATGAATTATTTTATAACATTCCTTAATGTAATAATCATAATCAATATTATAATCAAGTATAGAATCTTTCTTTTCAAACGTATTGAAAATAGTAACTAATGTTCCACCAGCTTCTATTTCAATAACTCTTTCATCTTTTAATTTTCTAAAAATCTCACCATCTGTAGATACAAAATATCTATTAGTTTTCTGACGTTGGGTTATTCCCCAATCCTCTTCTCCTTCAATATTAGAAGAATTAGCTGTTTCACAAGTCCATCCATGAGTAGCATTAAACGTTTTACAAAACTCATAAATATCATCACATTCCATAATTGTCTCCTCAACAGGTTTATCTTCTAAAAAATATTTAGCAATTGCCTCTGGTACAATCATTTGTGATAGTGATTTATGATATTCTCCTTCATCCATCATCTCAGAATAAATTCTCAATGCTCCTTTATATTTTAACTTACCATCAACTCCTTGAGCAATGTAAGAATTAACATCTCGAATAATCATTTGATTATAAGCTTGATATTCCAATACTAAATCGGTCTTCTTTTCCCAAGCTAAACATTGGTTATAAAAATTACGTTTTTCAGTTTTAGGTATGATAGCTGTTAAACCATCTGTATTAATCTGTAACATTGTCATATCATCAACATTAGTCATTAACATTTCAGATAACATTACTAATGATAGTTGACCAGCTAATGTGGTTTTCAACGTATAAAGTGGGTCATATAACCAGCTATATTCAGAATTAGATTTACCATACACAGAATTTAATGAAAGTTTAAACCCTGTATTCATAACCTTATCACCATTCTTTTTAGCTTCTAAACGAGGTTTTAATAAACCATTCTCATATACATCTAAAAACACTTCCCCTAAATGCTTAGGATATAAACCATTAACGATAGCTAAACTAGGGTATAATGATGCTACATCAACATCTACAATCATATGAGTATCTGTTTCTTTATATACTCCAGATTTAATACATCCATGAATACCTCCAGTTCCTAAATCAAATGTAAAACCTTCATATTCAAAACTATATTTAAAAGAACCTTTTATTTCATCTACTTCGATATCATTAAGATAATCTAATAAATCATTAAAATCTTTAGTCTCAAAATCAATATAAGTAGGTACACATTCAGAAAATTTAAAATTATCCCTATGTGTTCTACGTTTTTTTACTTGAGAATAATTTTCACCAGTCTCATCACAATACAATTTAAGGGTTAATTCCTCCCCTATTTTTGAATCTGGATAGTTCATACATTTTAATCCATATCTTTCATATAAACCCTTCCTAAGCTCTATTTTAGGTATTGTTTTAAGGTAAAATTCTAATGTTGAATCTACATCATTTAAATTATAATCTAATATTTCTTGAACTTGTTCTTTAGTATTAATTGTATCATAATGTTTATACGGCATATCCTGAACATTATGATATCTAAAAGCTATTTGTAACTTTTTTAAAGATGTCATTCTTGCTCTATTATTATAATGCCATATTCTAAATAAATCAAGCTGAGGTATCTTAATATATTTATCTCGTATTCCTGACCATTCATCTTCAATAATCTCTTGAGCTTTAGTATATATTTCTTTAGCTATTTCATCACCTGTTGGATAACCATATTTCCATCTTTCTGCTGAATTTAGTATGAAATGTAAAACAGGGTAATCAAAACTAAGATTATTGAATCCGATAAGTCCTCTGACAGAGTTTAAATGAGCTAGAAATTCATCCAGCTCATTTATATCTTGCCATATCGTAAATTGAATCACTTCTTTTGAATCACGTTCCATTGCTGTATACGTGAAACAATTAGATAATGTTTCAACATCATAGACCCATACCTTATCCATATTAAAATTTCTTACCTCCTTCTTTCTCTCTATTCTTCGCTTTATGGTCTGCTCTATTACGATTATACTGTATTTTTTCTACAATAGCTCCACCAATATCATATCCCCATCTACCACAATAGTCCATAATTCTAATTACAGCATCTGCCATTTCAACTTCTGCCATAGGTCTATGAGGTAAATGTTCATCCTGTAAGCCTTTTCTCTCACCTTCAAGGGCTTCTGAAATCTCACTATGTATTAATGAAATCATTTCTCCTTTATTTCTATCTTTAAGTTCTCCAGTAGTAGGGTCAGTATGCCAACCTCCATTTAAAGATTCTTGATAACAAATATCTCTTAACGTATTAATTCCTATAATATCTTGCTTCATGTTTAATTTAGTTTATAACTGAACATTCAGTTGTTAGTAATATACTCGCTATTGATGCAGCACTTTCTAAAGCTACTCTAGCTACTTTTAAAGGGTCTATAATACCCTCATCTCTCATATTAACGTATTCACCAGTTTTAACATTATACCCTGTACCTTTAGGTTTCAAAGCTAATTCCATATGTACATCATGAGGTAATAATCCAGCATTAGTAATAATTTGTTTAAATGGTTCATTTACAGAATTTGCTACAATTTGAATTCCTTGATTATAATCAAAATCATCATCAGGGTTCATTGTGATAACACTATTTTCTTTATAACACATTCCTCCTCCTGATACAATTCCTTCACTTACAGCAGATTTCACAGCCAATAAAGCATCTTCTACTCTATCAAATCTTTCCTTCATTTCTAAAGTAGTATTTCCACCAACATATATTACAGCCACACCTCCTAATAATTTTGAAATTCTTTCATTTAAAAAATCTTTATTTTCAACTTCTTTATCTTTCAAACGTTCTTTCAAATTACTAACTCTACTAAGAATATTTTCTTTATCTCCATGACCTGACATTATAATAGTTGAATCTTTCTTAACTATTATCTTATCGCATCCTCCAAATACATCAGGGTTAAAATCATCCAATTCTGATACAACAATAGTTGCTCCTGTAGATATTGATATATCTTCAATAAACTCTTTACGTGTATCTCCATAATAAGGTGCTCTCATAGCAACTACAGGGAAATTAGCTTTTTGTTTATTTAAAGCTAATAAGTTAATAACTTCACCATGGATATCATTGGCAATGATAACTAAAGGATGTTTAGCTTCTTGTATATATTGTAATATCGGCATTATTTGATGAATAGAGTTTATAACACCATCATAAATATAAATAGCAGGGCTTTGATGCTCCACAACCATTTTATCTGGGTCGGTTACAAAATAATGTGACAAATAACCTGTTTCAAATTCCAAACCTTCAATTACATCAACATATGTTTTATGTCCTTTAGATTCTTCTGGAGTAATTATAGCATTCATCCCTATTTCTTCAACAGCTTTTAAAATCAAATTACCTATCTCTTCATCATTATTAGCAGATATAGTAGCGATATTTCTAATTTTAGGTAATGTTATTTCTTCTGATGACTCAATTAAGTTAGAGACTATTTGTTTTACAGCAGTATCAATACCTTTCTTTAACATTATAGGATTAGCACCATTTTCTATAGCTTCTATACCTTTATTATAAATAGCTTGTGTTAATACAGTAGCTGTAGTTGTTCCATCACCTGCATCATCAGCTACCTTAATTGCTACATCGGCTACCATTTGAGCACCTGTGTCTTGCAATGGTTCTTTTATAGAACCTGCTACAGCTTTAGCAACGGTAACCCCATCCTTAGTTGCTTTCCTAACACCAAACTGATTCGATATTAAAACATTTCTACCTTGAGCACCAAGAGTTACCTTAACCGCATCGGCTAAGGTATTAACTCCTTTTTGAATTTCTTTTCTGGCTTCATTACCAAATTTTATATTTTCTTGCATAAATTATTTTTATTTAATTGGACATCCTCCTAAACCACAAGCACCTAACTCTTCAATATCTTCTTCATTTATTTCAATAGATGTTATAGGTTTTGTTAATTTTGTTAAATATTCATATTGTTCTTTACTAATTTCTTCAAAAGGTAATTGTTTAAATCCACTAGCACCTTGTTTTAATAAAAAACTCAATGTTTTAAAATTAGTACCGAAATTATCTTCAATATATTTCTTTAATTCTGGTAAATCTTCTTTCTCATAATATGCTGTAACAGATACTGAGTTATCAGACCAATTCTTTTGCATAAATTGAACTGTATCTAATTGTTCAAATACAGTCATATCATCTGCTGAAATTGTTCCATCAGGATATTTACAAGGAAATTCAACAACATAAGTTGTTCTATCTAAAGACCCATCAAAATTCTCTTGAAATTCAACATGATACCCATGAGATTTACAAACTTCTACTAATGGTGATTCTGCTGATATCCTTATCCTACGAATATAATATTGACCTGCTGTAGCTGGGTGTACACCTGATGTAACACCTGCTAATAATGACAAAGTACCTGATGGTTTCACTGTAGTAAGTTTAATACTCTCAGGGAATCCCATATTCTTAGAATATTCTTTATCATAAGCTCTTAAATATTTATACCCTCCGTCTAACCAGCTCAATTGTTCTTCTGATGACATCATAACTCCAGTAATTCCTATACCCATACGCATATTAGCATTAACAATTTCTTGAGTCTCTTTATGATGAGATTTCAAAGATAATGAATGTTTGTTTACCCTATACAATATTGTTATTACTTTTATAAATTCTTCATAACTAGTAATATTAGGTAAATAAACTTCTGCTAAACAGCAAGTTTCATGATTAGCTAATGATTGTTCAGCACAAGGGTTATAACCTTCTACATCTGGGTCTGGATATTCTGTTTCACCAGTACGACCTTCTTTCTTAGATAACTCAACATTAACTAAACCATAAGGCTCACCCTGCTCATAAGTTTCCCAAAACTCTTGTGGTAACAATTTAGCATCAGACACATCTACAGAATTATTTGACATATTTCTCCAATTCGGAATATTACCTAAATCCCATCTTTTAGCTTTAAGATATTCCAAATCATCATAATCACCAATAGCTATTTGAGCTGAACGTCTTACGTTACCAGCTACCACTATCATACCTAGAATATTCATTATATCTAAAGCATCTATAGGTCTTATTTGCTTACCTCTTCGATTATTTAATATATCACTAATCAATCCTACTCCTTCAACTAATATAGCTGCTCCAGAAGCTGTTCCACCAAAACCTTTAATTGGTTCACCAGCTCCTCTAATTAACTGAGTACTATATGTAAATCCTTCACCTCCATAAAAATGAGCTTTAAGAACTTTACCTAATAATTTAACCCAACCCTCTCTAGTATCTGGAACTATATAATCGGACTGTTTATCATCAACTCTTTCAATTTTTACTTTTTTTCGAACTACTTTAGGTAATTTATAAATATGCTCTCTTTTAATTGAAAACCCTACTCCAGAACCTAACATTAACATATCCATAGCCCACGTAAATGGTCTAATAGGTTCATCAATTACTACAAAAGCACAATTTTGTAGAGAAGGTAACCCTAATTGGTCAACTGTTTTCGTACCTAATTGCCACATGAATCTACCTGCTACAGAACCTTTCATATCATGTCTCATATCACGATAAAACTCTTTTTCTTTTTCAGTTAAATCTAATTTTAATTGTTTATCAATACCATATAATTCTCTTTCTACAGTATCACTAAATGTTTCCTTAGAGCCATCTTTTTTAAATCTTGAATACGTTCTAGCAAATGTAACATACCCTAATTCACCCCATTTTACTTCTCTATCCTCTATCATATCACTATATCATTTTTGAATTCAGATAATTCTTTTAAAGCATTTTCTCCTATAAATAAAGATGCCGTGTGGTTTTTACCGATACCTATAATAATCTCATAAGTTTTTTCTGAAAAACTAACACTAGTAATTCCTGATGTTAGTTCAGTATTTGCAGGGATTATGATTTCCCTCTTTAATGTTTTACTCATTTATAATATCTCTTTTAAATTTTTAATTCTTTTAAATCCTACATTGTATCTTTGATTATGAGGAGCATCCATTAAGAAGCAGCAAATACCTGCATCATTTAATTGTTTAAAATTATGAAACGCATCATCTACAAAAATATCTATACCTTCTCTTTTAGCAATGTCTACTTTAGTATTACCTACACCTACTGTGTACACTGGTCTAGCAGGGAATCCGTGCATATCTAACCATTTTTCACTAATTTGACTGTCTACAGGTCTTGATGTAATGTAACAATGAGGTTCAAACGGTATGTCTTCTGGTTTAATTAAAGGTTTTAAACCAAGATAAAAAATATCTAACTTACCTTCTTCTTTCATTGTATCAAATTTATTTAATATTTCTCTATCGAAATACCAACTAGCAGGTCTATCTCCTTCTGACCAATCGCCTATCCAATCACATAATACCTCATCAATATCTAAAGCTATTTTAGGCTGTTTCAGGTAACTATGAGGTCTATCATCTCCTTGAGGATATATTTTATAATAAGCTGTAAGGAAATGTGCATTACAAGCTATATGAGCTGCGTGTAACTCCCCTGTTTCTGGGTCGTAATCTTCACCACTCTCTACAGCATTTAAGTGACGTTTAAGTGATGCTATGACATTACTCCAAGCCATACCTCTTTCCCAATTACGGTCTTTGTATTTAATTGCTCCAGCAGTTAATACGTTAACCATTTGTTCATGTGACCACGGATGAACCAAATCAAATCTGGCTTTTCCTTGGTTAAACCTCAGTCCTTTATGCTTAGATTGTTCTTGGTCTACTTTATCTAAAATTTCATCTCTAGTCTCTATTGTCTTCATGATTTATTTCTTAATTATCCAAAAGCCTCTTCGGCTGTCATTCTTTTTAACTTTGCTCTAACCCCCATTTTAGACACCATCGCCTTATACATAGGATTATCACCATTACTATCCCAATACCCTAAAAAACCATCTCTGGTCTCATAGATTAATTCACTCCACTCACCATTTGAGTGTACTTTCCCACCAGTTTCAATTTCTTTAATCTTCTCAACAACGACCTGCATTGTTCTTCTAACATCAGAATCTTCATGATTCACAATCCTATGGAAAACAAAGAAATCATCAACACGATATGGAAAATCAGCTCCTCCTTGAATACTATATTTAGAAGGTGGTTTCAAATAACCTGTCAAGTCTTTATTTTCTCTAGGTGCTTGTGATGACGGATGAGCCATAACGTACACAGAACAATAAGTTTCTGAAAAAACCCTCATTTTAGATAACATTTCATTATTAAAACTATAACCATTACCAGTAACCTTAAAGAAATTGTAAGGGTCAATTAATAAAGCATCAATACCATATTTCTCATACAAACGTTTACCCATCTCAAGAACTTCATCTATCGAATAATGTTTTTTATTAGACATTATCTTAAAATTCTCTCTCGATTCTTTTTTATATTTGTCAAATAATATCTCATTATTTTTATAATATTTAATAGGTTTACCATATTTTAATTCAATCAACCTACGTCTAGTCATACCTGTTTTGTTTTCTGGAGCAATTATTCCCCATTTCCAATCATGTAATGTTTCTGTAGCTGCTACCATTGATAACATACCTAAAGACTTTCCTACACCATCATAACCAAGTCCTATATTCAATGAATTTGCTTTAGCTAATATATAATCATCTAAATCTCTCCACCCAAATGTTAATCCTTGAGGTACTTCATCTTTACGAACCTGTTCTAAATATGTGTTTTCTTCAACATCATCAGATAAAAATGATAGTGATTCTAAACTTTCCTCCCAATCTTGTTCATCCTGTTCAACTTTAGTTTTATCTTCATCATTTTTATCACCATATCCATCCTCATATAATTTAGCATACGCAATATCATAACGACCCTCACATTCTAATTCAGCAAATATAGCGTGATTATTATAAGCCCTTTCTAATTCAAAAGTATTTTGAGAAGTAGAGAATACAAAGAAAAATTTACCATCTTTATTATAACCTCCTGATATACCGTCTTTTACACTTTTCTCAGGTCTTGTTAAATTTACCCATACAGAATCTTCCGAGTGTTTTGTCCATCCATTCTTATAAAGAATATCTAAACCTATATCTAAATCATTGTTATAATCAGGGAATTTTTTAAGATATTTATTATCCTCTGCCGTAGCTCTTTTACGTGCTTCTTTAATTAAAGTAGCATTAAGCATTTTAGCAGATATAAATAATTGTAATCTTTCTTTCGGTTGTAAAATAGGTATTTTATCAAAAGAACCCTGTAGTAATTTATATCCTTTTGATGGAGCACATTTAATATATCCTCCCTCACCTCTTGTCTCAATAATTGCTAATCCTTCACTATTCTTAGCTAATTTACGTGATGAAGATACATCTTCACATCTATAAATCATATGAAATCCACCAGAAATTGTTTGTTGAACGATAACTTTATTAAGTATGTCAATAGGTACTTTTGATTTGAATATTTTCATAATCAATTTAGGGTCTTCTGCATTCTTTAAATCGAAATCAATCGCTTCTAAACCTCCAGATATAATACCAGTACTAATACCAATATTATCAAAATCATACTCTAATACCTCATCTTCTTGTATCAACAAAGAGCTATGTTTTTCTCGTAGAGGTGTTTTATCATCTGCTACAGGAACAGGGTTTAACCCATAAGAAAGATATTCTAATGCTTTATTTTGAAATCCTTGCATATTCTTTTTTAAGTTCTTTATTGATTAAAAAATCTTTTGATTGAGGTAATCCATTTTTCCAATAATCTGGATAATAGACATTACCTTTAACTTCAACATAAAAATGCTCAAATCCTTTAGGAGCACCTTTAGATTGTTTTAATTTGTTCTCATCTTTAAACCATACGTTTCTTAACGTAGCTTTCCAATCTCGAACTACTTTACCTCTACTATTTATCCATACATCACTACGACCTCTTTTATCGGCTTCATTTTGATAATAATTAATAAAGTTTTCAGCATTAATATTATAACCTTGTTGTATACAATAGTCTAATACTTGTTTTTTAGACGGTTTTACGAATACTCTAGCTTTACTTAATGTATTTATACTAAGAGTGTCTAAAAAGTCTCTTAAATCAACTGGTAAAGCTTCTAAATCCTTAGTAATTTTTAATATTGTTGAATCACTTTTAGCTAACGTATTAAAATGAGCTGGTACAACAAAATAAACATCACTATCATATTGTTTAACGTGCAAATAACCATCACTAATTAATTCTCTAGTACTAATTCTTATATCATCTATAGTTAAATTTAACTGTGCTTGAGCAACAGGAAAATTAATTGATAACACCCCAACAGTATTAATGCTAGGGTGTGTTATCAAATAAATGTAAAACAATTTTGAATTGTTAGTAAGATTATTAAACTTGTTATTTCCCCAAAGCTTACTAATCTTTACTGCCATTTAGAATGGTAAATCGTCTTTATCATCTGCATCTGGGTCAGTAGGTGGAGTAGGTACTGATTCAGTTACTTCTACTGTAGTTCCACTAACACCATCAAAATAAGACTGTAATTTCTCATCTTCTTCAACAGCTAATTCTGATTGTTCCTCTGTTAAATCTTCTACTTGAAACTCTAACACATAAAACCAGATAGGCTGTTTAGCACGAGGATTCTTCTTCAACTTAGCATCTAAAGCAGCTTCCTCTTTCTTAGTAACTAAGACATTAGCACCTTTTTCTCTCTTAGATAAACCTCCTTTACCAATTGTAATAGCATAATCATAAAAAGCATCATTAGGATGTTCAGCAGCGAATTCAATCCAACTACCTAAAGCAACTCCAGTTAACTGAATATTAACCATCTCCATACCATCTCCTACATCAGCTAAACAAATTAAATTTGTTGTAAATTTACCTCCAAAAGAAGATAAATCAGATTTAATATCCTGATATAAACCTTCTGCAAGAACATTTGGTTTACCATTATTAAAAGAAACAACTTTTAATTCTTCTTTAGTTGTATTAGCGACCATGTTTGACGAAACCCCTACACCTAAACCTTCATTAAATCCTGTAACAGATGCTCTTGTGTCTAAGACTATTACATCTATTGTTTCTAATTCTACATTTTCTTTAGCATCTTTATCCCAATACTTGAAAGTTCCTGTACTACCACTAAAAGAAATGTACTTTTGAATTGGTGATTTACTACCACCTCTTTTTTGAGTTCTACTCATAATTTTACTTGATTAAATATTTAACGTTATTTACAATTAAGTAATTAATTGTTCTAGGGTCAACTAAACGATTAGGGTTTCCTTTATCAATGTTCATATCAACAAACGACACTCTACCATTAACATCAGGGTTACCATAATGTCTTCCGACCATTACACGCTCATCTCCTTTTAAATTAATTACACCTTTTACTTGTTTGGTAAAATCAGCTTGAGTCATTCCAATACCTAATTTACCATAAATAGTACTAATACTATCTGTAACTTTCTTATTATCCAATTTTTTATTGAACATTACAGTCATGGCTACACGAGAATGTTGTAAGAAAATCTCAGCTAATTCTGTTTTTGTAACTTTTTTAACCTCATCATGTTGTGAAGCTGATGACAATGATTGATTGACATAATTATCATCTACAACCACCCTATTACCGTCACCATTGATAAGCTGTACTTTTTTTCCAACTATCTTTTCTACTTTGTAATATTGAGACTCACTTAAAATCTCACCTACTACTAACTTTTTAAATTCTGACATATTATTTATTAAATTAAATTGTTCCTGATTGTTTATAAAACCCTGTTAATACATCCTCACCTCTAAGTACTTTACTAGCGTATGTTTTAGTTGAACGTGTAGTAGCTTCAAAAGATTCTTTTATTGAACTAGTATCATTTTTATGACTAAGGGTATTAGATTCATCTATTTTTAATACAGATATTACGTGTCTGACATCTTTTTCTGTTCCAACAAATGTTACAGTAATATTATCCCTTTTACAGATATTTATTAATTTCTTAGCTTTTTCTAAGCTTCCCCAATTACTATCATTATCTCTACCATCTGTAAAAATCTTAACAATTACTTTTTCATTATCTTTTTTATTATCTAATAAATTAGATAATGTTTCAACTATAGCATCATATAATGCAGTATTACCATGATATACATTTAATGGAAAACCAGCTTCTTTTATAGGTAATTTAGAATATTCTAAATTATACCTACCTTGTGAAGAAAATGTAATTAATGTTTGAATATAATTTACATTTGTTTCTTTTTGTAACTCAGCTATTTCTATCTCAATCCCTGATTTAGCAGCTTGAAATTTGGTTTGGTCACTGCCATTATACCATGTCATAGAAGCAGAAGAGTCTAAAATATGTACATTATGGACAGTAACATTACTTTCAACATTAGATATTTGATTAATTAAATGTTGACGATATTCGTCTGGTGTATCAAAACCAGCTCTGTTTGCAAGAACTAACCTACGATTTTTATTTGCTTTCTTAAAGTCGTAAAGTAATTCTTCTTTAGTTTTTAATTTTTTCATTTAAATTGTATTTTAAATTATATTGTTCAATTCTAGTTTTATACAAGAATAATAAATCTATATTCCTATAGATACTTTCTTGACAATTCTTTAATTTTTTCTGGTAAAAAGCTCTAGTAATTTTAGGACGTAATTTAGACTTATATTCTTTTTTTTCAGAATAAAGCCTTTCTAATATTCTAGTATATATTCCAATTCTCTTTAAATTTCTTTTATTGACAATCCAATCTATACCTTTTATAAAACCTAATTTTAAAATAGTTTTATATTCTTTATCTTTAACGTCATCATAAAAATCACTTCGTCGAACATCCTCTAACTTAAATAAATTAGAGGATTTCGATAACTTAAAACCTTTGTAGATTATAAATTCATTTTCACCTGAGCCAAAGATTGTAACATTAGCCTTTTTAGCTTCATTAAACCAATCTTGTAATATACTCATATCTTTATCTTTGTTTATAATACAAATATATAAAGCGAATATTTAATAACCTAATTTTTTAGTAATTAATTTATACCTTTTAAACCTTTTACAATAGCTGTTTCTGAACCGAACACATTATTATTACCATACATTGATATACCTGCTTTAGCGAATGATTCCATCACTTCTAACTCACGTAATTTAAGTACTGCTGGTCTCGATAATAACTCTTTGGTTTTATAATCCCATTGAGCTTTTTCAAAATCTCCTTTACCTTGAGCTGCTTTTGCTTTAGCTAACGCTGTTTGTTCTGCTTCTTTTTTACTGGCTAACTCATTTTTACCTATTTGTACTGCTGTTTCTTCGGCTAATCTTGATATACCTTCTGGTATGTTAATATCTGTAAACCTAACACGTTTAAATTCAACAAAAAATTCTGGTAACTCTTTTTTCAATATCTCAGCTAATTTATCTTCCCCTTCGGCTCTTTTATTTTTATTTAAATCAACTGCTGAATATTGAGGAACTACCTCTTTAGCTGCTGATGATAGTGATGTTACAATCTTAACGTCTATGTCACTAATACCAACGTGTAATTTATTAACACTTGCTGGGTCTAAATTATAATCTAAAGCGACAGAAACAGTAGTAATCATATCATTCTTATCATTAAATGAGAATTCTTTAACTACAGTATGTTCTCTAACATCGTATTCTACGACATCATCCCATAACCAATGGAATCCTCCATTCATACCTTCTGGTAAAATTGTTTTCATATTGGTTTCACCTCCCCAAGAAACTTCAACTCCTTTATGTCCAGAGCTTACTGTTGTACAGGACATTACAGTAAATAATAATCCTAATGTTAATAGTTTAAATAAATGTTTCATAATTCTTTAATTGTTTTAAATTTAACTTTCTTTTTTTGAATATGTTTTTTTAAGTAGCCACATCACTACTAACCCTAATATTAATACTGGATAAATTAATACAATAATCCAATATAATACGAAAGACACGATTAATATACCTATTATACCTAATAAAAATACAAAAGCTGCTCCTAAATTATCAATCTCTTTATCTTCAATAGACTCAAATAAATCATAATATATTGAATCTTCAAAGATTTCCCAGCTCATAAATAATCTTCTTATTTTACCTACAAATGGTGATAAAATAAGTATTATTGCTGGAACAAATGCTAAAATCTTACCTAATGTCCAATACATAATTATTTATCTTTAGATTTCTTCCAACGTCTATTTGGATTTCTAAGCCACTCCCAACTCATCCAAAAAGCCCATACTACCACTGCGATAGCTAATAAACCTAATGCCCCTTTCATTAGAATGATATAACGTTACCTGATATAGAATACCCAGCGTTTATTAATTCTTTCTCATCTGATTCACTCAAATTCAAATTATTAATAATAGCTGCACTTTCTCCTGATGAAGCTGCTGCACGTATTGTATCAATCACCCTACCTAAAGGGGTAACATACGCATCACTTAACTCTCTTGCTTGTTTTGCTGTAAATTTCATATTTTATTTAATTTATGTTAATTCAAAAAATTCATTAATCTTGGTAACTAAATTCGAATTCTTATCTCGAATTGCTTCCATACTCTTCTTGCTCTCCTGAGCATCTTTAATAATTTGTTCCTCTATAGCAATATCATCTTCAATTGCTTGATTAGCAGTTGCTAAATCAGAAACAGTAGCTTGAAATACTTTAAAAGCGTTAGCACTTTTATCAGTATGTTTTTGTACTCTAGTTTTTGTGTTAAACATAATTGTTTTTAATTTAATTGTTAATTTTATTAATTCTTTCTCTTATTTCAGTAAGAGTTGTTTGATTATGGAATGTTCCATTTTCAAATATTGTTTGCAAATAACCTAAATGTTCAATATTCCAAGGAATTTGGTCATATAGCTTATACTGTTCAGTATCTTTATCAAAATCAACTGATAATAAACCTTTAGCAGATTTTTTACTTCCATCAGATGTAATAGGGTCTTTAAAAATTTGTCTTCCAATAGATATAAAAGAACCTTCATTATCTCCTCCATCAATATTCTCTAATATCTCAACATAGGTAGCTTTCATAGCGAACCCATGTGTATCTCTGGTAACATATTGATATGTAAAACTACCAATACCTAACACAATATTTGTAGAAGCAAAACCTTTATCTCTCAGTCTTCGTGTAATGTCTTTAGCTCTTTCAGGAGTTATAGAATCACCGTAAATTGCACCAATATGAGGGTCTAATACCTTATAACCCTGTTCATTGATTGTTCCTCCAAATAAATCCCAAAGAACTTCAATGACTCCTTTACCAGAAGGTGATTCTGGAGATACAAATGAATCTACGTTATTTCCACAAATAATATCGGCTGGGTCTCCAGAGTCAGGTCTTATTACTATCTTACCATCTCTGGCTAAAATTTCATCTTTAAGCACAGGTAAGTATTTAGTTAATACATCCCATAAATTCCAAGTATCGCTAACAATACTCAATATACCTGTAGGAAACTGCTTCATTAAATACCTAAATGTCTCAAGTTCACTATCATCACCTCCAGCACACATAACACTATGTTCAGTAGCGTTAACTGAACCTACTACAAATCCTTTCTCATCATAGTATTTACGAGCAGAAGCTATTGTAGGTAATGAATCATCTCCTTTAAAAGATGTAGCATGACCTAATCCAGCATAAACTGTAGCATCAATACCTGCCATACCCCTCATCCCAAAATTATGTCCTTGGAAATCTACGAAGTCAATCGCTTGAGCATCTGTTTGAATACAAGCATCCGTTAAAATATCTTTATAATGATGAGCTGTAGTAGCTGCTGTCATAGGCATCCATAACATATTAGAAATTAATGTTTCTAAAAAATTAGTTAACCAAAAGAAATCTGGGTCAGTATTATAAATAGTTAATACTGGTACACCATATGGTACAAATGTACCTTCTGGTAAAGCTTTAACTTTAATTGGTAAATGACCTAAATCATGTAACCTACCAATATGACTTACATCATAATCAGAATTTAAATATAATGAGTATTCATCTTTGATTTCAGTTAATACCTTAGTAAAATCTTTATTAAAAAATCCTTCATCAAACATTTCTTTAATTTGTCTCATTACCATTTGTTGACCAAACGATACTACTCCTCTACCGCCTCTAACATTAGTATGTTTACCATGTCTAGGTGTAAAATTACTATACACAAGTGTTGTACCTTGTGGGTACATCATGTGATGACCTGTTTTATAACCATCGGTTATTAAGAATGGATTCATAAATTATAATTTTTAATTAATTCTTCTTCACTTTGAACCCAACAATCTTTATTATTAGGTTTCTCATCACCGTTATAACAAATATAAGAAGGTTTATTAACTTGATAATTAACTACTCCATCTAAAGTTTGCAAACTTACTAATCTTGTATCAGTTATATATTCACCTATCCATATAGGTAATTTTTGATAACCTTTATCATCTGAAATCCATCCTACAGGAGAAGTTAGATTATCATTAGGTTGTACACCATGAGTAATAATACCTGCATCATCATGTTTAAGATATGCTCCATTTGGAAATTCCTGTACATTACCTTCTCCCCATTCTTCACTTTTATCAATAGTGACAGGACTAGGACAAAATGAGAAATTTACATTTCTTTGCTGACTTGTTATTTTTCTCATGATTTAATACCTTTAATGTATCTACTAGGGTTGTTACTAATTCTTCTTTCCCAAACCTCAGCTATACCTTTAAATACTCTATTCGTTAAATAATTAACTCCTATGATATCACTAGTTAAATTAGCTTTTGAATCTGCTCTACCTGATGAAATTTTCTCAGCTAATTCTTGATTAAAAGTATCTTCTTTCACTTTAACAGAATACCCTACTGATACATCTGATGCTGAATGAATAGGTTCTTTCTTAACAAAACTAAAACATCCTGTTTCAATATCGTAATAATCTTTTGTTGTTTTTACACATAGTGTAATTTGTCTTTCACCTAATTCAAAAGTGTGAAAAACTGGTTTTTGCTTACTCATAATATATTGATTTTAATTATTAATTTCTTCCTTTTTCTTCTGGATATAATTCTGTTAACAAATCTGATTGCCAAAACTGTTTAGTGTCTATATCCATAATTGTTAATTTACCTTCAAAACCTCCTCCAGTATCTAAATTCCACACATTACTTCTATTCATAGGAACAATTATATTCCCCTGCTTAGGCTGTGTTTTAATTTTATATTCTGGATAATGAGGTTTTATTTTCCAATTACCTGTTGAGGTATGACCAATGTAAATCTCTTTATGTTTCTCAAATCTTCTTGATTGAGGTGTTCCTCCTTCATGAATTCTACCATGAGATAGTAAAGCTAATTGCCATAAATCTCTATCCCAATAATAATCAGATTGATAATGTTCATGACCTAATCCTTTACGTGAATGAAATCCACCATGTACAAATCCTCTATTATAATCATCTACATAGAAATTTAAAAGATTCTTAAAGAAAGTCCTATGTTCTTCAACAACTAATAATCCTGAATTTACATAAGAATTAATTGTTGATTGACCTCCCTGTTGTGTCCACATTAAAGGTGCTTGACCGTATACTAACCAATCCTCACACCATTTATCATGATTTCCTCGTAAGAATATAGGCGTGATAGTGGTATTATCCCTTATTTGGATAAGTTCTTCGATAACTTCTGCCGACTCTCCCCATCCGTCTACATAATCTCCTAAAAAAATTAATTGGTCATTCGATGCGTTATATTCACATCTCTCTAAGATTTGTCTTAATGCCCTTAGTCCACCATGTATGTCACCTATTACTAATGTTCTCATAATTAATAAAATAATTGTACAACTTCTAAATTAGTTGGATTATACATTGCTCCTCCTTCTGTGTCAGCCCAATATTCTTTAAATTTACTATTAGTAGTAAATACTTTATCGAAATAATTAGTAATAGGGTCTATACCTAAATTCTGAACAGTCATATGACTAACCATTAAGTATAACTTACCACAGTTCCTTTCTCTCAATAATTTAGCTAACCCTTTAAATGTACCTCCATAAACACTTATATCGTCTACAATAAGTATATCTTTCCCTCCAAAATCTTCCCTATCTACAATTTGTGATAGTGATGATTTTCCATTATCATACTGCCTAGCTTTAGATGCTGAATATGTTTCACCTCTCCACCCTATTTTATCAGATAACTTCATTAAAGGTTTGAATCCACCTGCATCAGAAGACATAAGTATCATGTCATTTACTGGAGATAATTTTCTTAAAACTTCATCTATAAGAATACTATTATCAATAATATCTACACCTGTAAATAAAGACTCCACTACTTCTGGATTATGAGGATGGAATATACTCATTGAAATATTATATCCATCAACATATGTATCTAAAATTCTAGCTAATGTAAGTAAACCAGAAGATTGAAATTCATTAAATCTTTTGTCTGCTTGAGCATCAAGAAGACAAGGTATTGTTATATGTGCTTTAACTCTGTTATGAATTAACACATCACAAAGTTGAGCTAAATGTATAACGCTTTTATAATCATTAATTCTAAAAGTAATCTCTTGAGTTGTGTTTTCCCATTCTTCTGGGATAGTAATATAACTCGTTCCGTCTGGATATTCATTTATCTTCATATACCTGCTCTTAGTTTAAACAATCTATGTAATCCTAATATTTGATAATACCCTTTAGTACTACCTTGTACTCTTACAACTGATTTAATATTTAATGCTCTACGTTTCTTCTGTAGATTTTTTCTGGATTCACTCCAGAAATTTCTTTGACTTCTTTCTGTTTGATACATATATGTTTTCAATTTATTTTATGCAAATATATATAATAATTTTTATATTCGCAAGTTTTTTTCGCTAAATTATTTCTTCAAAACTACAGAAAGATTTACGAACTGTTAGTTCTTCTCCTTTCCTTTTAGAATTTTCAGGTAACATTGTTCTGGTTGCACCATTTAATATCTCACCTGTTACCCAAGTATCTCCTGATACATCCGTCATCCTCATTGTAAATATCCCTTTACGAGAATGGTTTATTTTATAAACTTTGTTTTTTTCTAACACCATGTTATATTTTTTTAAATTATTTACCTCCTATTTTTACCCACATATCTTCAATACGTTGTTCAAATTCTTCTTCTGTTTCATCATGTTTAATTTCAGGCATACCTACTCTCGAACCGAAAGTGTAAGAATATTCTAACATACATTTTACTGACGGTATCATTCTTTTACCTCCATCAACATAAGTATGTCCATCTAATATACAATCTTGTAAAATCTTAGGAGTTACAGGAATTACTTCATTAGGAAACATTCTTATCGTACCTTTATCTGTTTGAAATTCAACTGTTGGTATACCATTAAACTTATCATCAATTTTTAAAGTACACGTACCTATTTCAGCTACACTTGTAGTAACAGTTGTATTAGGATTTTTAACAATCATAAACAAAGCTGTTTCATCATATTCAAAAGCTCTAACTAATCTTTCAACTTTTTCATAAGTCGCTTCTTGAACATAATCTGTAAGATGACCCATACCCATATATGTACCTATATTATCTTTCATGTCAGATATCATCTGATGTACTTGTCTCCAACTTTTAAGATTTACAAACTTTATATCTTCTGGAGTTAGATTACCTCCTTTACCTAGTCTATAATATACATATCTATCATCATCTTCATCATAATAAAGATGATACATTTTAGCAATATCTTCATGCGTTATAGATTCATCAAATATAGCTTTTCTTTTATTCTCTTGAGAGACATCTGTTAAATCCATTGATAATAAAGAAAATGATAGTGATTCAAATTGTTTTTGATTATCAAGGTAAACTAAATTAGTATCTAAACCTTTAGATTTAGGAACAGATAATAATTTTTTATATCTATATTCTAATTCATTATCTTCAACCATGTTTTCAATAATACCTAACACAGTTATACCTTTCTCCTCAAAGAAAGGAACAGTTCTTTCCACATCTGCTTTAGATAATTCACTTGGTTGACTAACTAATATTGCAGCACTTATTTTCAATTTCTTAATTAAAGCTAAATGAATATCTGTAATACTTGGTGGTGTATCAATTAATAATATATCTGGATTAACATCCTTAATTTTAGTAACTGACTCTCTCAAAAATAAATTAATCGTCGCTTTATCAAGGAACAACCCTGTATAATCATGATTAGATATTAAATCTTCACTAATTAAATGGTGCATTGAAGGAGTATTTAAGTCCATATCTAACACCATAACCTTCTTACCTGATTCTTTAAAAGCTCTATATAAACAATAAGTTGTAGTAGATTTACCTACTCCACCTTTACCTGAATAAGTTAAAAATGATTTCATATCTCAAAATGTTTATTTAATTGTTTAATTACATAATACTGTAAGTTTGCTAACCTACCTATACCCACAACATTGAATATCCAATGGGAAAATACTTCCCTGAATTGCTCAAATGATAGTGATATTTTACCTCCCATAATAGTATAATAAAAGAAATATACTTCCATCATATCTGTACTAGGGTCTTGAAACTGTTCTTTTGTCATAATTTCCTTTCATAATATTTCAAATACACATAAGACTTATGATACTTTTTAATTCTCTCAAAATCTTTATCTCTAAGTCCTTTTAATCTAGTAATATCAGAATTATCTTCTAAGTCTGCTAACTTAACCAATATAGCATTAGTATTCATTGAAATACTGTGAATATATTGTTCATAATTCATTTCATTTGGGTCATGAGTTAATAATCTTAAAGCTGTTACAACTCTATCTGAAAAACCACTTTTAATAAGGTCTTCAAATTCCCATTTAGTATCTTCAACAAGGTCGTGCATAACTGCTATACATCTTAATTCTTCATCATTTTTAGGCATTTTATCCATGACTCTCAAACAATGTAAAATGTACGGATTACCACCTTTGTCTTTTTTACCTTCGAAGGCTTGTGCTACAATTGATATTGCTCTACTTAACATACTTTATCTATTTATAAGTTAGAAATAATACTTTAATTAATTTATTAGCTGAAAAAACTTCATTCAAAGCTTTTAATCTATGGTTACCATCAATAACAATATAATTACCATTATCATTAAATACCTTAATTCTTTTGTAATTATCAGGGTCTTGTTTTAAATCATTTATTAATTTATCAACCCAATCAGGATAATTAATTTCATGAGAATAATTTATATCTCCTAATTTCATTTCAATTTTACGAGCTGATAGTTTACCTTTAGATAAAATATCCCTAAGATGTTTAATATCTTTACGATATGATTTCTTATAATAAAATTTAGCTATTGATTTCCATTTACCCATCATAGCTTCTTGAAATATTATCATAATAGTCCAACGAGTCTTTCTAAATCTGATTTTCTTACCTGACGGAAAGAAAAAATCATAAACTTTTTGTTTTTTCATGTTATTTAATTTAATTAGGTAAATAGAGGGGAATCGAACCCCTCATTACACACCAGTTATTTATTTTATAAGACTTTTAAATCTTAAATATCTTCTATAATATTTAATAGTAGTTTTCTTCCTATATCCTTTATAAAATCCACCGTTCCACATCCTTACTATATCCTGTTCAGTAGGTTGTTTACTATAACGTTTAACAAACCTCTTAATCCCAGCATTTATGTATAATGTGAATATTTCCTCAGCGCAATGTTCATTAAAAGCATCTTGATGAGTGTAATCAGTTCCATATATTCGATTTACATCATCTATACAGATTTTATGTATTTGAAGAATTCCAAAAGCCTTACCGTTATCTCCTATAGCTTTTATATCACCATTCGACTCTGTTTGTTTGAGCACTGTTATAATCTTAGATATATCAGATGCTTGACAAAACGATGATAGTGATAATAATATTATTAGGATTAACTTAGGTTTCATTACTCTAAAACAATTTTACATTGGTATTTAGGGTATTGAGTTTTAACTACAAAATCTACTAACTTACCTAACATACTTTGTTTCTGTTCTCTGTAAACCGTAGGGTTATTCACTTTAAAAAAATTATGCTCTCTAATAGCTGCTTTCTTTTTAGCTCTCCTACGCTGTTTCTGCTCTCTTTTTAATTCTAATTCTCGTGTCATACTTGTTCTATTTTAGTTATTTTACAATTCAAATCTACGAATACTGGCTCTTTACCAACGGCTTCGTTATACCCTTTATTAAAGGACACATAAACAGGCTGGTTCATTTTAGACCTGTCTAAATCCACATAGGTTCTTTCCCAATCTCCTTTACGAGTATCACCTGTTTCCAGAATTTTACCTCGTCTATCAACTGTGAAAAAACCTATTTTTGGATTACTTAAATATATTTTTGTTTTACTCATCCGCTAATCAAATTTAACATGATAAATAGCATTAGCAGGTGTCATATAATTAATTTCATTAGGGTCATCAGGAACTAAATATCCTTTATCATCTTCATGTAAATCATGAAGATTACAAGGTATGATTGTAGTCTTAATTTCCTTAACATCACAACTATGCTCTTTCATAAAATCTGCTATAATAACAGCAAATTGTTTACTCATTACCTCACATGATAACATCGGATTATCTTTAATATGAGCTAATATTTTATCATGTAATAGCCAATGGTCAATGATAAAACCTTCATCATTTAATTTATAACCGCATAATATTTCGGCTTGGTAATTGTAAGCTTCGTGACCTTCAACATTACATTGTGTTTCAGTATGATTTTCTGTTTGGAAAAAACCTCTTCGATTTAATGTAATTAATTCTGTAACAGAATCTTCAAAATTATATGATTTGATAATTTTTTCAGATTCATCATATAAATCATAACCTTTAAAATATTCTTTAAAAGATATTGGATTATATTCTGATTTATTACGACTGAAAAATTCAAAACTACTAAATGAGTTTCTAGGACTATCGTAGAACGTAAATCCTTGTTTAGAATACTCTCGCTCCCAAGGAGTGTTATCATATAATTCTGTATTATTTATTTTAAAAGGGAAATCTAAACTGAATAATAATTTAGCTTCTTCTTTAGTATCACATATAATAGTGATACTATCGTCTTTTAATTTTTGAAGTTTTTTCTTCAAACCTTTTTTCTTCTTAGGATATGTATTAAAGAATAATGTATAATTTCTATCTTCTAAAACACTTCTCCAAAAAGCATGACCTTCAATTGTATCAAGCCATGTAAAACCACCTCCACCATCATCTGCCCCTCTTCTACTCTCTTCAAAAATGCTAATGTTTTCAGGATTACCTTGTTCAACTTGACGTTTTAGTAATAACTTTACTACTTCTTTAGGTGTGTTTTTAAGATATCCTTTAAACTTTGATTTAGTTTTAGATATTTTATCAAAGAATAAATTAAAATTCTCATTTATTATAACATCTTCCCAAAAATCATTACCTTCTTTAGTTTTTTCCCACTTGAATCCTCCATCATCAACGGATGCGTGTCTATCGTTTTCAAACACTTTAACATTTTTAGGGTTACCGTCTTTTACTTGACGTTTAAGCATTTCTTTAACAATTCGTTTTGGAAACCCTTTAATATCACCTTTATATTTAGATTTAGTTTTCTTAGGGTATTTTTCAAAAAACCTATCGAAATTTCTATCAATTAAAACAGTAGACCAAAAACCATGACCTTCTTTTGTATCACTCCACCCAAAACCATTCCCTAAAGAACTTGCTGATATATGGTCTTCAAAAACAGATACGTCTTCATTGTTACCTTGTTTAACCTGATGTTTTAAAATTGCTTTTACGATTTCTTTTGGGAAACCTTTTAATTTTCCTTTGTACATTTTATTTGATTTTAATTATTATTCGTTTTAATTAGGTTTAAATTCAAATATTACATAACCGTTACCATAACCTACTCTTCTCATTTGAAATAGTAAGATTGCTAAACCCTCTTCGGTTTCAATCATATACTTCTCAAACACGTTGTCTTTACTTACAACTTGGTCAATGAAACGATGAGATATATACTTATCTAATCGTTGTGCTATTTCTTCTTGTGGTTTAAAAAACCATTTTAAATTTGACATAATATTTAATTTAGTGTAACAGTTGGTATTGCTCCAATTAATTAGTCTTTCTAACTGTTACTATTTTAAGGATATTTAACCAATTATTTTAACTAGTTTTTTACCATGTTGAGTCCTAACCCATTTATGGGTTTTAGATTCTAATTTATCACGTTCATTTAAACGTGCCTTTTTAGCATTTTCTTTTGCTTGTTTTCTGTCGAAATGATTGTCTTTTGTCATGATTGTTTATTTATAAATTCTTCATTAGGTGTTACTTTTGAAAGTAATTCTATACCTGTACAATACCTATTCTCATAAGTAAATAGAGCTTCACAAACTCTTAAAACTAATTCTTTATCAGCAGATAAATCAAAATCTAACATCCAATATCCTTTTTGATTAGATGCTATTATATAATTTTGAGGAACTTGTCGAATAGTTTGTGAATATTGATTGAATACTAATATGTTTTGCATAATTAGTAATTTTCATTATAAACTCTAGTTGCTAACTGTAATGCGTGTGCATTAATTTGTGCCATTCTACCTGCTGTCTGACAACTTGGTAACTGGATTCCATTATAGGTTGTTTCACCTCTTAGGATTGCTCTTTGGATGTTGTTAATTTCTATTGTGTTCATGATTGATAATTTTAGTCAGTAGTGTGTGTATTGCTCACATCAATAAGTCATTCTTACACTACTGTTTCTGTGTTTTAATTTTATTGTAAAGACTATTACTCTACTTCTTTAATACTTGTACTCACATACCTATATCGGATTTCTAATTACCCATATTTAAGGATTAGGCAAATTATACTTGTATCAACGCATTTGCTACGCTATTAGCTCTCTATGGTTTTGCTAACACTACCCCTATTTTAAACTGTTTGGTCAGTACTGTTTGACGTTACAAAGATAAAGTCTATTATTGAGATACACAAGTGAAAAGTAAAATATTTTACGTTTAATAGTAAAAAAAGTCTTTGTTGCTTACTTATTACCTTGTTTAACCATACTGCATAGCGTAACGTGCTAACAACTAGTGTACATAACTTGGCAAAGTACTTTTTATAGTATTCTACTTTTCTACTGTATATTTCAAAGAACTAAACTTTATGTTTAACTTCGGTACAAAGATATAACGAGTTTTTGAATCTCACAAGAGAAAAGTGAAAAACTTTTATTTTGTTATGTTATATAATGTATTAAAATTAAAGAACTTGCCTAACTCATCAGTGTATTCTTAAAGGCTGAATACAGACAGGTTGTTACACCTGTTTCGTTTATTTATTATCACTTCTAATTATAGCCTGTTCAATACTATCTATAATTTCATTCTTTAAACTAATTCCTTCATTAATTGTTAAACCTGATAAACTAAATCCTAATTTCTCAGCCATTTCAAATACTATTGTTAATTTTTCCATAATATAATGTTTAAGTTATTACTGATGCAAATATAAATATGTTATTTTAATCTCACAAGACATTTTTGCATTATTTTAATAAAAAAGGGGCTTTTAAACCCCTTTAATAACATCAATGTAAATCTTTTTGTTCGTTGTAGTAATCCCAAGCTTCTTGCTCTGTATTTCTCCAACCTAAAGTTGTTACATTGTTTTTTGTTCCTTTAGTTGATTTAACACGTATTATCCAACGTCCATCTTTCAACTGTGAAACTCCTTCGGTTTTGTTACGGTCATTTCTTTTAAAGCTGTTTCCGTAGTTTAATCCTGCCATAATATAATGTTTAAGTTATTACTGATACAAATGTATGTATAATAATTGTGTCGTGCAAGTGACAATTTGTCAGTGCATGGTGAAGTCAGTGGTAGTGGGATGTTGAGGTGTTAAATAAATTATTATATGTCATGATGTCATGAATAATATGTGTATTTAAATAGCTGATTATAACATACAGACCTTAATCGCTCGTCCTCCCTGAGTAAAAAACTATTCAATAAATATAATTAGCCTCATAACATTATAGTAACAACTGATTCTAAAATGTTAGCTTTTCCTTTTTATATATCATACGTACAATTTTAAACCTTCTGATAATCAACAGTTTAAAATAGCTTTGTAAATTATTAGATAATGTTTACACCACAAATAAAAGTCTGAATTTATCCCTTAAAAGTTCAATCGTAGACCCCACCACCCCAAAATAAAAATGGATTTCCTTTCAGGTCTCAGGGGGGTCTATTCAACTATAGACCCTAAAGCCTCTTTTTGATTTAATTTTTTTGAAAAAATTTTATAAAAAAAATATGGAGCATTAGAATCATAACTAACACTCCATTTAAGCATCACAGAACGTGATTTAAGGAAAGAAAAAATAAATCTGGGTATATCATACCACAAAGTCTTTTAAAACGTCTTAAAACGGCAATTTTAAAAACCCTTATTAGACCATAAATTTATCTCATAAAAAATCCCACTGAACAAATGGGATGTAGGGCAAAGATAATAAAAAAATGCTTATATATTAAGTATTAATATATAAATTAATATTTAATTAGTTATAATTAAGAAGTTATAATGTAATAAAGTAGATATTGTTTAATAAACTTAAATATCTAATAAGAAGTAGTAGGTTTTCTTTGCTTCTTTCTTTTGGTTTTCTCTCTTCACAAAGTTACACTTTTTTATTGAATAATGATTTATAAGATATTTGATTAATAATCAATGGTTTAATCAAAAACACATCATTTTTACCAAGTAAAATATTTTACAAAAAAGTCAGATAAATAATTTTAATAATACTATATATAAAAACTATAATTTAACCATGAACTATAAAAATAATCTATAGTATATTAAAAACATCAATAAAATCAACACTTCACCACATAACAACATATATGGTCAGTAAAAATATTTACATTTTCTTTGGTCAGTAAAATATTTTACATTATCTTTACACCAGAATTAAAAATCAAAATAAAATATGAATCTAACAACATTACAATATATAACATTATTCTTCTGGTCAATATTTAGTCCAACTAAATATAATCAGTATGAATACTACCTGAATATAGGATTACAAGCTAAATATGCTTTCGAAAAAGCTCAAGAATCATGATTAAGAAACAATATATAGGTTATTATAGAGTTTCCACTAAAAGACAAGGTGACTCTGGATTGAGTTTAGAGTCTCAAAAACAAGATGTACAAAGATTTGTACCAAATGACGGTACATTGATTAATGAATATACGGAAGTTGAATCGGGTAGAAAAAACAACAGGAAACAATTATCTAAAGCATTACAGGAATGTAGAGATACAGGTGCAACTTTGGTAATAGCTAAATTAGATAGATTATCACGTAATGCTCCTTTTACAATAATGTTAAGGGATTCTAGTGTAGATTTTTTATGTGCAGATATGCCAGAAGCTAATAGTTTAACAATAGGTATATTAGCATTAATAGCTCAAGATGAAGCTGATAAAATATCTAGGAGAGTTAAGGATGCTTTATCTGTTATTAAAGGTAAAATTGAAAGAGGTGAAGAGCATATATCTAAATCAGGTAATGTTATAACTAAATTAGGTGCTTGGAGTACTATGTCAGATTTTGCTAGGGAAAGAGGGTTACAAATAAGAAAGGAAAACGCTAAGAATAATCCAGAAAGTAAAAAAGCTGGAGCATTTATAGTGACTGCTAAGAATGCAGGTAATAATTTTAGTCAAATTACTAAAATGTTAAATAATTCTGGGTTTAGTACCCCTAGAGGGGGTAAATTTTCTCAGGTGCAAACAAAGAGATTATATGAGCGTTATAAATAAAATAATTAACTGGATGAGACCTAAATCACCATGTCATAGTTTATCTATGAAGAGTGTTGGTTGTCATGATAATTTTGGAGATATTCCGATTTATCAATGTCCTAAATGTAAAAAAGAATGGATATGAAAAATAATAAAGATGAAATGATAGATTCATATGTATTATTGATTGTTGTAATATGGATTATAATCACACTGGTTTAATATGAAACATTGTCCAAATTGCGTAACAGAGTTACAAGAAAATAAGAAAAAATTAGGTAGAAACACTAAATGGTTAGTGTGCCCTAATTGTGGTCTTAGGGTTAAACCTACGATAGATATAGAAACACCTCATATAGTAAAAGGTGTTAAACGAGATAAAACTTTTATAGAGGATGAAGCAAACGGTAGATATAACCTATAAGGTTAATGAGATATTAAAACGAAGTGTTTTTAATACTAAAAAGTTATTATCAGAAGGTTTAGATATTAGTAGACCTACTTTAGATTCGAGAATGAGTGGTAAAACTAAATGGGGTAAATTAGAGAAACATTGGATTAATTATATTTATAAAAAATTAAAATAATATGGCACGATATATAGTAAAAAGTATTAAATTAGGAATTAAAACTATTAAGATATTAATTATTACTATAATAGTAGTAGTGTTTGTTTTAGGGGTATTACTATTCTAATAATGTTAGTATGTTAACAAAAGAAATAATTAAAGATAATAGGGCTTATATAGATAATATGGCTTCTAAAGTAATGGTAACGTATTTGGAACGTTCACCATTAAAAGGATTTGAAGACTCAATGAGTGTTGCTAGAATTAGTTATAAACAAGCATTAGCTATGTTAGAGGTAAGAGATAATTCCTTATTGAATTTAGCTAAAGAACATAATTTAATTAAAGAAGATAATAGTGAGTAATTATCCAACAGGTTCTGAACATAACCCACAAGCTCCTTGGAATGAGGAAGATAAAAATAATAATTGTTATTTTTGTGGAGAGCCTATTTCTGGAAAATACTACTGTAATAAAATATGTGAAAAATCGGATATGAGTGATTAGTATTTTTTGTACATTTGTTATATAAATGAAATAGAATGGGTCAATCTAAAACAGTTAAAATTAATTTAAAACAATTAATTGCTAATTTGATTTTTGCATTTGCAGATAAGAATCAAGAAAATGTAGAAAGGATAAAAAATGATTTTGAATTAATTTATAATAATGAGTCTGTTAGTATGAAAGGTAATATTATACAGTATTTATTAAGTAATAAAATTGTTCAGGATAATGAAAAATTATTAAATTATTTTAATACATTTTCAAATTAAAAATATTTTTGTATATTTGCATCATATTAAAAAACTAAAAATAATAATATGAGTCATTTAAACAAAGGAAGAGGTTTACAAGTAATTTTTGATTACACAGCAGGTAATGTGTCAATTGATGGGCATAAAGCAGCGTTAACAAGAGTTGAGCAGTTAGAAGCTATGAACGATAAAGTTCCACAAACTGATATTGTAGCAGCATCTACAGTTCTTACAGGAGCTACACCATATAAAGTGTATGCTTATACGTTAACTGTGAATTTCACAACAGGGGTTTATACTTTCGTGTTTGTTGAAGAAGCACCTAATGTAGAAAGTTTAAGTTAATAATAAAACATATTATGAAAATATATAATACATATTGTAATTCGTTTAGTTGGAATATTCCGATAGGGAGAGGTATGTGTTATGATTTTACAAGTATGTAGTTATTTACTTAATAAAACATAAAATCCTCTCAAGAAATTGGGGGGATTTTTTATTTGGGGATGGAAAGCTATTCGGATATAGCAGCAGGTCTGTAAAACCTGTCCTTAATTGGGAGTGGTTCGAGTCCACCCAGCCCCACGAGGCTGATAACTTACAGAAAGAAAGAAACAGGAAAAAGAGTTAGTGATTTTTGGTGGTTATGCACTTGATTATGAAACCATCGCAGGGAAGAGTTATCCGAAAGATTCTGGGTAGCGGAGACGGTCTTGAAAACCGTTTGTTGTAAAAGATGTGAGGGTTCGAATCCCTTCTCTTCCTCAAATAGAAAGTAAACCAGTAAGGTACTGGACTCCCCTGCTAAGGGATGTGAGGGTAAAACCTTGAGAATCGTGTTCTCTTCTTTCTGCTAAAATCTTCTCTCGTATAAAGGTTATTACGTGTGACTGTTAATCACTTTATCAAGGTTCGAGTCCTTGGGGAAGAGCTAAAATACACATAGTGTCGTCTGGGAGCGACAGCAGTCTCCAAAACTGTGAGCTTAGGGTTCGAATCCTTATATGTGTGCTAATATATTAATTGGGGAAGAAGCTAACTCGGTAGAAGCGTTAGTCTGAAAAACTAAAGGAATGTGTTCGACTCACATCTTTCCCACAATACACCATAATCCTGATGGTGAAGGGTTGCCTCTGCAAAAGGTAAAGTGTCAGTTCGATTCTGACTGTGGTGTCAATTATTTTTATTATCTTTGTGTAAAATATAATAAAATGAATAAAGGTCAATTCGAAAAAAGAATAACCGAAGAACAAATACAAGAAATATTATATCTTTACTCAAAAGGTTTTTCTTATAGGGCTATAGCAGCTAAAATAGGTTTTTCACATGAAACTGTTAGGAGATATATAAAATTAAATACTCCTAAAGATAAGCTGATATATAATCATACTAAGACTAGAAAGAAAAAACCTAAACCTCGACATAAGTCTACTAGAGATTATGATTTTTTACAATATGTTAGACCAGTGTTTAGATGGGCTACTAAAAATTCAAATTTAAATAGGTCTCAAGTAGAATTATTATTATATTTATACCCAAAAGGTGTATTTACTAAAAAAGAATTTTATGATTATCATAAAATAATGGGGATTTACCAAATTAAAACTTTTAATTTATTTATGGAAAATGGATTCATGAATGTTTGGAGACCTAAGAAAGTAGGTCAAAAAGCTTTATACGTATTAACAAATAAAGCTAAACAGCTTTGTGATAAAATGCACAAATTTTTAACAGGTGAGAAAGAAATACCTGTTAGTCCTCAACATAATATTTTAGCTAAAGATACAGGTGTTAGGATAAATACTTATTATATGGATATTATTAAAAAAATGAATAAAGATAGAGATTAAAAAAAGTGTATAGTTCAATAACTATACACTTTTCATTTTATTTCTTTTTCTTTCTCCCACCTTCTCCAGCTCTACCACGATTAGTAGATGATTTTACAAATCTATTAGTGGCATGGTCATAATCTTTTCCTTTTATATTTTTTCCTTTTTTTGTAGCCTCTCTTCTTTTTTTGTTAGCTTCTGCTCTTTTTTTCTTTTGAGCTGGTCTAGCATTTATTTTTTTATCAGTAGCTGCTTTTTTCTTTCTCGCTGCTGAGTTCTTTTTATAATACTGTGTGCTTGTACCCATATTTCTACTCTTAATTTTTATTCGTATATTTGCAAATATAATAAAAAATAACAACATTTATGATTTTTATAAAGAAAAGTGTTATAGATGAAGAAAAGTTGTTCTATCTTAATGGGTTAGATTACGAAAAAGGTCTTTTTAAACTATATTATAATAAAGTAAATAGAAACAGTGATAACCTTAGTTTAGATAATATCAGAGTAGGTATACGTTCTATAGAACAGGAGAATGATATTTTAACAATCCCTGCTAATTTTACAGAGTTTACGAAAGATGGTGTAAATCCATATTCTTCTTTTAATGAATTAATTCTCGATTTATCTGATTTATTGGGTTTTGAAAATGGCGGTAGGTTGGGGAGTGGTATCAATATTGTCCAAAGAGTAAATGGTTTTTCTGATTTAGAAGCTGGGGAAGATGTAGGTGATTTAGCGTTTGTAGAAAATTCAGAAGGTACACAATGGTTACCTAATTCTTTAGGAGGAACTTATTATCCTTCTGGGTGGTATCTGTGGAATGACCCTAATTGGGTTTCTGATAAAAACGCAATAGCTAATCAATTAGAACAAAGTATATTAGATATAAATAATCATACGCATACTTTATCAGATATTACAGATTTTGAAGATTATGAGTATAGAGTTAAGGTTAAACAGGCTTCTGATTTACAAGGAGTATTAGATAGTAATAAAATCTATGTAGTAGATGGTAAAATAGATATGGGCTCTATAGAAATAGAAGTTCCATCAGGAGGTTTATTTATTGAAGGATTTGATTATTTTGTATCTTGTTTATATTCTAGTGAAGATAATCATACTATGTTTAAGAATTCAACTGGTCAAGCAGCAGGTAATTTCAAATTAGGAAATATAAGTATATATTCTTCTGGAAATAATTCAAAAATATTTGAATTAGATAATCAATTAAATTTCGGAGCTATTGAATTTAATAGTGTAAATATAGGAGATTTTTCTGTATTAACAACAGAAATAGGTCAGTTAAATCAATATAGACAATTTAGAACTAATGATTGTGCTTTTATTAGGATAGGAGATGGTTTAAATTTCGGAGGAGTTTGGGCTGGAGGATTTAGAATTACAGATACTATATTATTAGCTATCCCAGCTAATACTTCTGTTTTTAAAGAAGGTGTTAATTTGAATTTCTTAGGAAGTTCTTTATCAGACTTAAATGCTGTTAGTATAGATAACACCACTATTGTATTTGATTTTCAAGATTCTAATTTTTCTATGGATGAAGGTTTTTCAATGAATGGGGCTAGGTTTAATATTAGTTCAAATCCTGTTCCTAATATGACGTTGAGTTCTACTAAAAGAAATTTTTCTAATTGTACAGGTGTAACAAATACATTTGAAGGAGCTAAGTGGGAATTAACTACTCAACAGGAAACTGGATTAACATTAAATACTTTGACTAAATTAGAAGGTGTAACAACATATAGTAATTTAGTTTATTTTGGTACAAATGGTAATAATAGCATAGTTTATAATTCTTCTATAATTAAAGATTATGTAGTATCAGGTCAATTAGTAATTGATGGAGGAGCTAATGATGACATTGAAATAATTGTTAGAAAATGGAATAATTTAACATCATCATATACTGATGAGTCTGTCTTTTTAAGACGTATATCGAATATTGTAGGTGGATTAGATATAGCTTATTTTAATCCTTATACTAACGTTAGTCTTAATATAAATGATAGAATTGAAATATGGGTTAGAAATATAACTGATAATACAAACGTTACTTTATTAGAAGGTTCTTTTATAAATATAATATCAAGAAATTAATATGGAAGAAGGTGTAATATTTTATATAAATAATCGAAGAGAATTAAGAATATATGAACTATTAAAAAATATGTCATATATACCATTGATAGAACATTTCGATTTTACAACAATAGGTCTTAGGACTGAAACTCCTGTATATGGTAATGGAGGTGTTAAAATAAGTTCTTCATATACAATGAATGGGAATGAAGTAGTTAAAAAATTATTTAGTTATGTGGATGACGGTGTTTGGGTGGAAATTGTTTGGATGAAGAAAGATGGAAGTACAGGTATTAAAAAAACAATATTTAAACCTTTGAATATTGTTGAGATACATAAAATAAATAAATCAAATAGAGATAGGACTATAACTTATTTACAAGCTAGTGCTATAGGTACACCTATAGAAAATTATGTTAATGATATATTGAAATTTTGTAAAAATGAAATTGATTTGTTTATTTATAATAACACTGATGATTTTAAAGAAAAGATAGAAAATACAATATTAGAACCTTACAGGACATATTTAAATGACATAATAGTAGAAGCACCTTCTGAGCAATATCCTACAGGTAAGACAGTTAAAGATTCTATATTACAACAAATAAATTAAAAAATACAAAATGAAAAAAATTATTAAAATTACAGGGAGTTTATTATTAAACTTACTGCTTGTTATAATAGCGATATTTTTATTAAAATATTTATTAATACCAGCTATTATTATAACATTGTTTATTTCCTTTTTTAATAGGAAGGTAGGTAATGGGTTTTTGAACATTAGTCAATATCTAAGAGAAGTAGCGTTGTCTATAGACCAATTAGGTAATGTGATATGTTCAGACCTTTTTGATATAACACTTATTAATAAAAACGGTTATAAGTTTGGTAACCCTGATGAAACAATATCAGGAGTTATAGGTAAAAATCAAAAATTAAAAACATTAACATTTATAGGTAAAGGGTTAAATAAAATATTAAATATTATTGAAAAAGACCATTCTATAAACGCTATTGAAGAAGATGAAAAAAATTAGTTATGAAATCAATATTTTTATTTTTTCAAAATGTAACAATAGGTAAAAAAATATTACTGTTACTAACCCCCATAATAAGTATTATAATTTCTATGAAAGCAGCTATTTTTGGATTATGGTTACTTATATTTTTTGATTTATTAACAGGTATAAGAAAATCATTACACGTAAAAAAAATACCATTTAATCCTTTAAATGCTTCTTTTCGGAAAGCTATTAAAAGTTATTTACTTAGACAAACGTGGAGAAAAACATATGAATATGGATTAGGTATAATAATCATTATTATATTTGAATCATTGATATTAGGTTCAACACCTATAGCTTTGATAGGTAAATCATTTACTATTGCTGAATTATCGGTTTTAATTCCAGCAGCAGTAGAAGTATGGAGTATTTTTGAGAATTTTGAGGAGGTTTCTGGTAGAAATGTATTTAAAGTTATAAAGAGTTTATTACCTGCTCCGTTATCAAGATTATTTAATAAATAAAAACAAAATTAAATGGGAAAAACAGTAGTTTTAGATGCAGGTCATGGAGGTATGATAAATGGAGTATATCAAACAGCAGGTAAAAGAAGCCCTAATTATTCAAAAGGAATTCTTTACGAAGGTATGTTTAATAGGTGGGTAGTAAATAGAGTTAAAGAAGAATTAGATAGATTAACTATACCATATTATTATATATCTGCTGAGGATGCTGATGTTAGTTTACAAGCTAGGGTCAATCGAGCAAATAACATATATCAGAGTGATAAGTTTACTTATATTCTTTCTATTCATGCTAATGCTGGAGGAGGTAAAGGAGTTGAAGGATTCACTACTATAGGGAACACTGATTCTGATAGAATAGGTGAAGTAATTCTTAGTAATTTAGAAAATGACCTAAGAGGTCAAAGAATGAGATTTGATAGAACTGATGGTGATAGAGATAAAGAAGTTAATTATTACATTTTAAGAAAACCAGCGATGTCCGCTTTTTTGTTAGAATGTGGTTTTATGGATAATGAGTCTGATTACAATAATCTTTGGGATAAAGATTATTTAAATTCTCTGGTACAATCTTTAGTTAAAAGTATAAAAGAAATTTATGAAAATTAATGTAACTAATATTTTACTAATAGCTTTAATAGTCATAATGGGATGGCAAACTTTTAGTACAAGTTCAGAAGAACCTGTAAAGGATGAAACTATTATTATTCCAGAAGTTAAAGGTAGTACAGGAAAAAAAGAGGTTGAACAAGTTGTCTTACAACCAATATATTTACCAAGCAGTAATGAAAAAGTAAATGTGGATTCAGTCTTAAAAGATAAATATGAACAGGCTCTTAAAGAAAAAGACTCTTTGACTCAAAGAACACTTTATTTAGAAGCAATTAAAATTAATAAATATGAACAAATACTCGTTGATAATGATTCTATTGAGATTAAGGGATATGCTAGGACTCGTGGAAGTCTCTTGGATTACTCCGTTGATTATAGAATTAAGCCCTTTAATTACACATACACTCCTAAAGTAATAAAGAAAAGACCAAAATTATCTATGGGGTTACAAGTTGAATCAGGAATACCAGTACTACCTACTACTAATTTTTTATTAAAAGGTGGTATTTATTTTGAAAACAATAAAGGTAATGGTTTCAGTTTAGGTTATGATACTCAACAAAGATTATGGATAGGAGTTAGAAAGACATTTACATTAAAAAAATAATATGGCAAAAATAAATGATATTACAAAATATAAACCTGATAATTTAATATCATTAGGAGATATACTTTTAGGTAGTGATTCTGATGATAATTTCAAAACTAAAAATTTTACATTAGAAGGTATTTATAATTTTATTAATAAACTTAATGGTTCAGATAACAGTAATAACCTTTTAAGATTTTCTACAATTGATTCTTTTGATGAAAACGATGGGGTTTTTAACACTAATTCAGGAGAATTAGTGTTTACAAATATTAACACGTTAAGTTTTAGTAAAATAGGTAGAGATAATAATGATTTAGAATCATTCTTTGATTTTTTAATATTAAATAAGGATTTTTTGTTATTAACTATAAACGTACCTAATAATTCTGAAATAATTAATTATTTTTCCATTAATGATATAACTGTTAATTCTGAAATGGGAGAGGTAAATGGATATGTTATAGATGTTGAATTATTTAATAATATATCATTAGGGGAACTAGTTGATGATAATATATATTCTATAGGTTATATATTGAAGAGTGGTGGAGAACCAGTTTTTGACCCAGAAAATGTTTCAGATTCTTTATTCGCTGACGAATCTCATGGAGGGTTACCTGCTGGAACTACAGTAGGCAGTCAACGAGGTAGATTATTACAAGATATGTTATTAGATATTGTTTTCCCTACCAAATTAGCATATATTAATATTTCAAAGAATGTTAGTTTTACAGGGATTAGTTCTCAGAGTTTAGAGGTAGGTACTTCTATCAGTAGAATTTTTTCAGTTATTTTAAATAAAGGTTCTATTAATAATGGAGATAATTCTGTAGCTGGAGATTTAGTAGGAGATTTAAATAATGTAATAATTAAAGATAATATTACTAATATTAATATTATTGATGATAATTCTCCAGTATCGAATAATGAAACATATGATTTATCTAATTATATTGTTAAGCAGGGTAATAATCAGTGGGAATTAACAGCATCGCATTTAGCTGGTACAACAGTATATTTAAATAATAAAGGTGTTATAGGAACTAATTTATCGACTAGTCAAGTAGCTGGAGATATAATTCGTACATCTTCGATTATAAGTGGTAGGTATAATAGATGGCACTATTTAGGTGGTCAGAACACATCTCCTAATGATTCTACAAATGTTAGGTTGTTATCAACTAATTCATTGTTATCATCATCTAATACAGGTTCATTTTCCACTAATATACCTGCTGGAACACAGGAATTCACCGTTTATTATCCTATAGGTAAAACATTAACAGTTATAGATACTGGTAATTTAAATAATAATCTAAGTGGTTCATTTATTAAAACTCCTATAAATATTGATGATGCAGTAGGTACGAGTGTTAATTATGAGAAAGCAACTATATTTTTAGGATTATCAGGTTTTCCTAGTAGTACTAATTTTAACATAACAATATCTTAAAAAATGAGTTTAAATTTACCATTTGGAGTATTCAGGTCAACAAGAGGAGACACTGATTTAAAATTTAGAGTTGCAGATGATTCTGCTAGAAATAGTCTTATTATAAATGACCTTATAGATATAGGACATATTATATATCATATTGCTGATAATAATCATTATAAGTTAGACACATATCCTACATATGGTTCTCTAACAGGAATTGTTTGGAAACCTGTAGGTAATGAAAAATCGAGTTCGATTACTTCGACATCAGAAGATACTGTAGCAACATCTAAAGCTGTTAATGATTTAAAAATATTAATTGATTCTATAAACACGTTATTATTATCTGATGATGTAACATTGGATGAGTTACAAGAGATAGTAGATTTCATAAAGCAGAACAAAGATGACTTAGATACATTAACAATATCAAATATTTCAGGGTTATCAGATGCTTTAGATTTAAAATTAGAGAGAGGAGGTTATACAGGAACAGCACAGGATTTAAAAACATTAATAGATAATATTGATGGTTTTATAAGTGTTACAAAAACAGATACTAATTCTTGGGATGTTAATTATTCTACTAGATTAGGTAATACTGTGACACTTAATTTTCAAGATTGGTTTGATACTAAAATGAATGTATCAACATCTTTAACACCTAATGCGTTAAAGTTTCAAAATGAGTTAGGTAATTGGATTGTACCAAAAGCATCTACGTTTTTTCAAACTATTTATATAGATAGCACTATACCTAATAGTACATCTTCTATAATTAATGAATCATCATTCCCATTTAAGACAATGGAAGATGGTAAAAACGTTTTAATTTCATCAGGTTTAGAGTATTTACCTACTAGATATTATTTTTTAGATGATGCTGTACATCAAGGTACTGAATTATTACAGACAGATACTATATTTGATGCTAGAAGTACCGCTACTATAGATTTCACAGGTGTAAATGAAGGAACTTCTGTGATATCAACTATAGGTGATAGTGATTTTAGTCCAACTTATGATTTTATAGGAGGTAAAATAAATGTACAATGTAATGTTGTTAGTGTTGACCCTTCTTATACTTGTAGTTTTACACCTCAATATGGAATACAATCAGTCGCAGCATCTCAGGTTAGTTTAGTCGGTGAAATAGGTTATTTTCATTGGAATTGTAATAATGGTGGAACTACTGGGTTTTCAGAAAATCCTTTCCTAGCTCTTGGGAGAGGTTCATTAATAATAAGACAATTATATATCACATCGTTAACTAATAATGTGATTCGTTTAACGAATCAAAATTTAAATTTAAGTATTACAGAATTAATTGTTACTGGAATAACTAGTCATATTCTTTGGAATTATTATCAAGGTTTTTCTGGAGTATCTACCACATCTATTAATATAGATAATATCTCAATAGATGGTGGAGTTATAACTATAGGTTTAAGACCTACTGTTGGAAATATAACAGGTACAGGTAATGTATCTTTACCTTCTGCTGTATATAATGATTCAGATATTGATTCTACAATATCTTTAAATACAGTTAATATAGGACGTATAAGTGGTAAAATAAATACAAATACTCCTATAACAAGTAATTATTCAGCAGGGGGAGCTATTTTTGAAGATTTTGAAGGTTACATTAGTAATATAACTATGTTTTCTATTAATGTAAATGCTAGAATAATTTTTCGAGGGAATAATAAAATATTTTTATCAGGTACAAATAGACTAGCTAATTTAAATAGTGTGACTCATAGAGATGATGTTGTGCATATTGAAAGTGGTTTTACAGTAGTACAGAGAGAGACAGGGCAAGAAGCATCAAATATCTTTCTTAGTAATAATGCAAATCATGAGATGTTAATAACAACTTCTTTTTTTACAAATGGTACTAATATTGGAATATCTACTAATAGAATAACTACAGAATACTAAAAAATAAACAATATGAATATAGCAACAATTATTATAAATAAATATTTAACATCAGAAGAACAATTAAATATAGTTTCTAATGGAGGTGATTTAACTATTACGATTATGGATTCTCAAACAGGTGAACAAGTAGATTTGAATATAGCTGATAAATTAGCTATTGGAGAAGGTTTATATTTTGTTCAGACTTTTAAAGATGTTGATTATCAGTTAAATAAGAATAATACAACAGTTAAAATTATAAATGATAATGATAATTTTAAATTAAAAGCCAGTAAACTTATAGATATTGAGGGTAATAATGAAGAATTATTATCACATATAATCAATCTAAAAATAAGTGTTAATAATGGAGATATTAATAATCCTATAACAAGTATTGTTGAGAATGTGGATATATATTCTACAATTTCTCAAGAACAGGTTGATAAGTTTAATAATTTAGGATTAACGTTATTAGGTGAATTTTGGAAAGATTTTTCAGTAACAGGTAAATCAAAAATTGAATTTTTAAAAATGAATGACTCTACAATATTTATAGGTAATAATGATAATGGTTTTATAACTAATTAACTAATTTCTTATAAGAATCACCTAATGTGAAAATTTAGTATTTTTGTAATTAATAAAAATATAATATTATGAAAACACAAATACGAAAAATATCAGTAGGTAAGGATTATCCAGATGGGGTATTACATTATCAAGTAGGTAAAAATATAAATTTAGCTGGTAAACCTTATGAAATAACAGATATATTAACCAATCAAGAATTATTGAATCAAGGTAAATTAGCATATGACGTATACATTGCTAATGTTGATGGAAAAGTTTTATGGAAAACTATTGTGGATGTACCAGTAGTTATTGAAAACAATATTAATTTTGAGTAATTTTGAAAAGTATTAATTATGTAATTGTTGAAGTAGATGATTTATATAATAATATTGAAGAAGGTATTGTTATTAATGATTCTATAGAGAGTGTTGAAAACATAAATAGAACTGCTAAGGTTATAAGTGCCCCTGATTTTACAATTTTAGAATCAGGGGATGAAATTATTATACATCATAATATATTTAGAAAAAAATATACTGTTAAAGGTAGACAAATAAATAGTAACTTCTGGATAGAAGGTAATAGATATTTTGTTCCATTAACAGAAATTTTTATGTATAAACGTGATAGTGAATGGGTGTGTGTAAATCCATATTGTTTTATAAAACCTATTGATGTTGAAGAAAATATACTAGGTTTTAATGTATTAGAAAACATACATAAAGGTAGATTAAATCACGAAGGAGTAGTATTATATTCTAACCCTGATTTAGAAAAACAAGGTATAATTGAAGGAACTAAAATTCTTTTCTCAAAGAATAGTGAATATGAATTTAAAATAGATGGTCAATTGTGTTATAAAATGACCACAAATGATATATTAGGGATTGTTGAATGGAAGGATTAAGTGCTCAAATCGAATCAGGATTAGATACAGTTTTAGAAGGTCTTAATTATGATATAGGAATTGATTATATGATTAGAGATTCTAATGAATATAAAAACTATATTGGTTATAATATAATAACTTCTACTTTAAAATCTAAATTTAAAGGTAAACTTGAAAAAGTAAGTGATAAAGGAATAACGATTTCATATTATATTAAGAAAGATAAAGAAAGAGTTAATAAAAAAATAACTTTATCTTTTTCAAAAGTTTTAGAATCTAGGGTTTATGAGGAAGATTCAGATTTATTAGAGGCTGATAAAATGAAAGCTATTATTGATTCTAAAATATCTTCGTTTAGTTTAGCAAAGCAAATGTTAAATAAGTGGGTATCATCTCCTAACTCACCTACTGAGAAAAAACAAAGATATTATATTGAAGAAATTATTAAGTCAGGTGAGAAAGCTTTATCTTTTCTTAGGGAAACTTTAGCACATGATATTGATTATGATGAAATTGAAAAACATAAAATTAGCGCAGCTATTAAAGCTAAGCCTATAATATTAAATGGGATATTTGAGTTAGATGCTAATTTAATAGAACTAAGGAATAAATTAGAGGCTAACGATTTAAGTTTATCTGAAAGAGAATTTACTTTAGGTTATCCTGAATTATACGCTAAAGGTAAGTTTATAAATAGAGACCATTATTATAAGAAAGTATTAAATAATAATGGAGCTGTTATTATAGACCCTTTTTCTACAGAAGGTAAGAAAATAACATTAGATGATTTAGACATAATACTTCCAAAAATACCTAATAAATCAGATATATTATTTAATGATTTACCTAAATCCAAACAATTTTGGAAACGACCAGATATTCCAAATATAACTATATCTAATATAGATAACCATAAAGATTTTATTATACGTGAGTTTAAAAGACGTATAGAAGGTGTATGGTTTTATAATAATGGTGTACCTACATATCTTACAGGAAATCATTATTTTGCTTTAGTTTATGGTAAAATGTTAGATAATGGAGGTTATATGGATTACAGAGAGGCTCAAAGAGACCTTTTTTATTTCATGGAAGCTTGTCTAGTTGATTATAGAAGTTTAGGTATGCTTTTTGGAAAAAGTCGTAGGACAGGGTTTACATACGCAGCCATTATGGCTATTTTAAACTTTGCTACAATGACTGCAAATGCTAAAAATGGTCTAATGAGTAAATCAGGTACTGATGGTGGAGAGGCTTTTGCTAAAATATCTTATGCTTTTTTAAATCTCCCTTTTTGGATAAGACCTATTGTGAGAGGTAAATTAGACTCTCCTAAAGAATTATATTTCGGACAACCTTTTGATAATAGTAAAGAGAAAAAAAAGACTAAGAGTATCAATATGGATGAGTACTTGAATACAAGTATGGATTGGAGAAATACTAAAAACGGTTCTTATGATTCTATTAAATTGAATAGATATCTTTTAGATGAAATTTTTAAAATAGAGTCTCCTAATGATGTAGTAGTTCATTTATCAATGGTTACTCCTACAATGATGCCTAACGGAGATGTTGTAGGTAAAATGTTAGCTGGTAGTACTATGGGTGTCCATTCTAAGGGTGGTTTACAGGGAATTGAGCTTATTAATAACTCTAAAGTAACACTTAGAGACCCTGACACTGAAAAAACCCCTACAGGGCTTTATTTTCACTTCTTACCTGCTCATAAAAACATGGAAGCTTTTACTGATAAATACGGTAAATGTTGGGATAAACCACTGACTAAAAAAATATTAAATGTTAAAGGTAAACCTATTAAGATGATGGGAGCTGAACAGTATTTAATAGCTATAGAACAGCAGAAGAAAAAACAAAGTGATAAAGCGTATAATGAACAGATAAGAACATATCCTAGAACATTAGAGCACATGATGAGAGATGATTCTACAGAAAGTGTTTTTAATATGGAAAAATTATTAGAGCAATCTGAATATAACGCTAAAATACCAGAAGAATCGAGATATACAGTAGGTAATTTCGATTGGGTAGACGGAGTTGAAGATGGTGATGTAGTATTTAATCCAAATTCAAAAGGTAGATTTAAAGTATCTTGGATGCCCTCTATAATTGATGGTACAGAAGGTTTGGCTAACAGGGTTAGAGAAGTCAATGGTAAATTTTTTCCATTAAATAAACAATGTGTTAGAATTGGGGTTGACCCATTTTCTTTAAAGAGTACACATGGTGAAGGGTCTAAAGGGGCTGCTCATGGATTAACTATTATTTTTCCAGAAGGAGGTGCTCCTTCAAATAAATTTGTATTTGAATATTTAGCTAGACCTTCCGATGAAACAATTTTCTTCGAAGATATGATTAAGGTTATGAGGTATTATGGTGCTCCAGTATTAGTTGAGAGCAATCGTATTGATTTGCTTCGTCATATGAGAAATAGGGGTTATAGAGGGTTTGCTATGGATAGATTAGATAGACCTAAACATAAATTGAATCCTAATGAAATAGAATATGGAGGACAAGTTATGTCAGGTAAAGATATTTTAGATTCACATATGAACGCTATAGGTGCTTGGATTGAAAAATATATAGGTGTTTATACAAATGAATTAGAGAAATTAAGACCAATTGGTGAAATGGGTGATATGCCGTTTAATAATACACTTAAAGATTGGTTAGGTTTTGACCCAGATGATAGAACTAAGTTTGATGCTACAATATCTAGCGGTTTAGCTGTAATGGCTTGTCAGACTGAAAAATATAAAGGTAAAAGAATAAAAAAAGACCGAACTAAAATTGTATTACCTTTGTTGAGAACATATTCGAACAAAAGTAATTTAAGCGGTTCTATAGGATAAAAAATAAGATATGAATTATAAATTAAAGAATAAAAAAACTGTTGTTCCTAGAAGCTTCCCTGACCATTTAGCATCGGATGAAGTTAAAAATAGTGATGAATTTGGGTTATCTATGGCAAAAGCTATAGAATCTGAATGGTTTCTTAGGGTTAATGATAACAGTTGTGCTTTTTATGACAAGAGAGATAAATATCATAATTTAAGATTATATGCTCGTGGAGAACAGTCTACTAAATTGTATAAAGATTTACTTAATGGAGGAGATGATTCATCATATACTAATTATGATTGGAGACCTTTGCAAGTAGTACCTAAATTTGTTAAACTTATTGTTAATCAGATGACTGAAAGGCTATTTGATATAAAAGCAGAAGCTGTAGATAAATATTCAACGGATTTAAAAGATAGTTATAAGAAAAGTCTTGAAGATTTTTTAATATCGAAACCTATAATGCAAGAAGCTAAAGAATCATTAGGTATTGATATGTTCCCTAATGATTCTGAGGAATTTCCAGAAACACAGGAGGAGATAGATTTACATATGGCTCTTAAATATAAACCAGCTATCGAAATAGCTACAGAAGAAGCCATTAAATACACTTTAGAAATGAGTAATTATGATGAAACTCAAAGTAGAGTTATCGAAGATATCGTTTCTATAGGGTTAGGTGCTATAAAACACACTACAGATAAAACAAAAGGTATTATTATTAAGTATGTTGACCCTTCTAATTTAATATACTCATATCCTGTCCATCGTAATTTTGAAGATGTACATTATTATGGTGAGGTGAGACGTATTACTATAAATGAATTAAAAAGAATATCTAATGGGGAATTTGATGATGAACAACTTAGGAAAATTGCTGAAAGCTCGTCAGATTGGACTAGATACCATGGTAATACGAATGAACAATCTCAAACACGTAGAGATGAAGATTTAGGTGGTATGATGGTTAACATTATGGATTTTAACTTTAAATCTACTAATACTATATCATATAAGAAAAAATATAATAAAAACAACGGATTCAAAATGACTAAGAAAGAAAGTACTTTTGAAAAAAAGAATAAAGAATATTCAGGTTTCGACGTTGTTAAAAAAGTAATTGATGTTTGGTATGAAGGAACTTTAGTTCTAGGTACTGAGTATATGTTTAATTATGGATTATGTGAGAACATGGTTAGACCAAAAGGTTATTTGAATGAAACTATACCTAATTTTATTTTATATGCTCCAGAGCTATATCAAAATAGAACTAGAAGTTTAGTTGAACGAATTATACCTTATGTTGACCAGATGCAGCAAATTCATATTAAACTACAGCAATTAATTGCTAAATCTCGACCTAATGGAGTATATATTGATGTAGATGGATTAGAAGAAGTTGCCATGGGAGATGGTAGTTTCCTAACACCTTTAGAAGTTATTAAAATATATAATCAAACAGGTAATATATTAGGTACTTCTGTCACGGCAGAAGGTGATTATAATTACGGTAGAGAACCAATTAAGGAATTGAAAAATGGTGTTGTAGATGGATTAGATAGATTAATATCTACTTATAATCATTATTTAAATTTACTTAGGGATGCTATAGGTATTCCTCAAGGAGCTGATGCTAGTATGCCTCATCCTGATACTTTAGTAGGGGTTCAAGAACAAGTGGTATTGAATTCTAATACTGCAACTAGACATATTTTAGATTCATCATTGAATATATCAGAGAGGTTAGGTAAAGGATTAGCATTAAGATTGAAAGATATCTTTAAATATTCTGATTTAAAGATGGCATATATTAATGCTATAGGTAAAATTAATTTCGAAGTACTTAAAGCTTTGAAAAAATACCACATACATGATTTAGGTATTAATATTCAATTAAAACCTGATGGTAAAGAAAAACAAATGTTAGAAGCTAACATTGCTCAAGCTTTACAACAACAAATAATTACCCTTGATGATGCTATTGATATTCGAGAAATATCGAATATTAAATTAGCAAATGCTTTGATTAAAATACGTAGAGTTAAGAGAGAAAAAGCTAAGAAAGACCATGAGAAACAACTGGAAAAAATAAGAGGTGATGCTCAAGCTAAAGCTGCTCAACAAGCTGCTCAAGCTAAACAAATGGAAATTCAAAGTAAAAGTGAGGCAGATTTAGCACTTGTTAATGCTAAATCTGAAAGTGAAATTAGAAAAATAGATGCTGAGAAAAATGCTAAGTCTGAATTAATGGAACAAGAGTTTGAATATAACATGACCATAAAAGGAATTGATGTTGAGAACGATATTATGAAAGATAGAAATAAGCAAAAAGATAAAGTAGCTCTACAAGATAGAGGTAATACTCAAGATTCTAAAAAAATAGAGCAACGTAATTATGGATTACCTGCTGTTAATTTTGAAAGTAGTGAGGATAATATATCTGGAGGAGTTGAAATGGGAGAACTAGAACCTAGTTAAAAACACCTATACGAAAAAATTCTTATATTTGCAAATATAAATAGTTAAATTAAATAGAAATAAAATGAGAGAGTTAAAAATAGGAGCTTTCAAACAATCTAATTCTTCTCAATATGAAGATATTGATTTGTCTGTAGCTTCGACAGTTGAGCCAACAACAGAGCCTAGTACTGAACCAGTATCAGAACCTGTTGAACCAGTGACAGAGCCAACAACTGAACCTAGTACTGAACCAGTGACAGAGCCAACAACTGAACCTCAACCAAACACCGAACCAAGTTCTTTAACAACAAATATTACACCTGAACCAAATGATGTATTTGAGTTTAATGAGTCAAAAAGTTTTGAATATCTAAGCGAGAAGCTAGGTAAAGAAATCAAAAGCTTTGATGATTTAAAAATTACTCAAGTTAAGAATCCTTTGGAAGATGACCCTTATTTAAAAGAGTTACATGAATGGAGGGAGAAGACAGGTCGTCCTATTGAAGATTGGATTAAGTATCAAAAAGATTATAGTAAGTTAGATGATTTGACTGTAGCAAGAGAGTTTCTGCAACATGAATATCCATCATTCACACCTGCTGAAATAGATGCTGAATTAAAATCGTTTCAAGCTGATGACACTGATTTAGATGATGAAGTTAACACTAAGTTAAGAAATTTAAAAAAGTATTCTACTAAAGGTAGAGCAGTACTTGGAGAATTAGTTTCAAATTTAGGAGAAGTTAACAAAGCATCTTATACTCCAGAAGTACAAGAAGATTTAAAATTAGCTAATCAAGTAAAAGAAAATTACAAAGCTAATCAAGAAGCTGCTAAAATATACAGTGAAAATATTTATTCTGTTACTCAATCTACAGAATCTTTAAAATTAAATTTAAGTGACGATTTAGCTATTGATTTTAAGATTTCAGAAGATACTAAAAAAGGGTTACCTGAAATGATTAGTACTATGCCTCATTGGAAAAATGAAGATGGTAGTTGGAATCATGAGTCAATTGTTCAAGATGCTATAATTATTAAACATCATAAAGATATGATTAAATTAGCTTTTGAACAAGGTAAAAATTCAGGAGGTGAAGAAATTATTCAACAAGCAAATAATACTACTTTGAGTGAACCGACTCCAATGTCAACAACTCAAACAGGTAAAAAAGGTGTTGAAATTGAAGGTTTCGATGAATATGTTGGTAAATCAAGAATGACGTTAAAATTTAGAAAAAAATAAAAACATTAAAAAACAATAAAAAATTATGCCAATTAATAGCACACCAGCTCCAAAATTGACACCTACTTCAACAAAGACAGTGTTACCTACTAACTACATTTCTTTATTTGATTTTACTAGTCAGTATTCTCCAGATAAACATGAGGAATTAGCACAGATTTACGGTCAGCAGTCAGTAAGTGGGTTCTTATATATGCTTGGAGCAGAGAGTTCAATGGCTTCTGATAAGTCAATTTGGACAGAAGAAGGAAGATTACATACAGTTTATAAAGACGTTTCTCGTGCTGGGAATACGTTTACAAAAGCTAATCATGTATTTAGAGTAAATGAAACAGTTCATATCTCAGATGGAGCTAATAAACGTAGAGGTATTATCATCGCTGTTGATACAGATACTTTTGAAGTTGCTCCTTATAAGAGTGTTGGATTTACAGCTTTAGCAGCTACTGATTTAACAGTATTTGTTTATGGTTCTGAATTCAGAAAAGGAACATCAGGAATGAAAGGTTCTTTAGAAACTGATTTCACAGTATTAGAGAACAAGCCTATTATCTTAAAAGACCTTTATGAAGTTTCTGGTTCAGAAGCAACTCAAATCGGTTGGGTTAAGACACAAGAAGGTGGATATCTATGGTACTTACAATCTGAAAAAGATACTAGACGTAGATGGGAAGATAGAATGGAATTAGCAATGCTTTTAGGACAAAGAGCTGAGGCTGGTTCTGGTGCTGAGGCTGCTGGATATGCAGGTACAGAAGGTCTTTTTGATGCAGTTAGAGATAGAGGAAATGGATTCCAAGGAATTCCTGATACTATTCCTGAGTGGGATGAAATATTAAAACAATTCGATGCTCAAGGTAAAATTACGGATAACATGGTTTATTCTGATAGAGATTTATCTTTAGGGATTGATAATATGTTAGGAGCAGTTGGGAATCATTATGATGGGGGATTATCATATGGTATCTTTGAGAATGATAAAGATATGTCATTGAATTTAGGATTTAAAGGTTTCACTCGTGGAACATATAATTTCTTCAAGACAGATTGGAAATTGTTAAATGACCCTACTTTATTAGGAGCTGTTCAAGCATCTGCTGGAAAAATGAGAGGTATTTTGATTCCTGTGGGAACAAAAGAAGTTTATGAAGGAGCTTATAATGGACAAGGTTCTGGAGATAAAATTACAGTACCATTCTTACAATGTAAGTATAGAGCTGCTGATGGTGAGAACAGAAAGTATAAAACTTGGGTTCTTGGTACAGTTGGTGGAGTTCATACTAACGAAAATGATAATATGGAAGTTCATCACTTATCAGAAAGAATGTTAAACGTTGTTGGAGCTAATAACTTCATGTTATTCGAAGGAGAATAATATACAACAAAAATAGTATAAGAAAAGGGGTTTAAATATCCCTTTTCTTTTTAAATTTTAATTTAATTATAATAACAAATGGAAAGTAGAAAAAAAGAAAAGTTCTTAGAAAAATCTTATAGATTAACTGATTCTCGTTCTGGAGAATCGTTCATGTTGAAAACAGGTCGTAATAAAAGATTATTGTTTTTCGATGAGACAAAAGGTTTTAATCGAGCAATTAGACATTGCCCTAATGAGAAATCAATATTTATTGATGAGCAAAGTGAACACGCTTTAGTTGAACCTATCATATTCAGACAAGGTTCGTTAGATGTGTCAAAAGAAGACCAAACTACTCAAAAATTTCTAGCAGCTCACCCTGATAATGTAATTAACAGTGGAGCTTGGTTTGAAGAAATTAATGATGAGCAAGAAGCAGGTGAAGATATTGAAAGAGATGAATTAATCTCTGAAATTAAACAGACTGTTAAAGAGAAAGGGAATGAAGAAGATGGTATATATGCTATTGAAATGATAGCTTCTATATTATTGAATTCTGTCGACCAAGCTAGTAAGATGAGTAAAAGTGAACTTAAACGTACTATTTATCAATTCGCTGATTCAGACCCATATTACTTCACAGATGATGCAGGTAATGTGAATATATTTGATGATGAGTATTTACAAAGAAAATATTTAGTATTAAGAGCTATTAAAGATAATGTTATTAAGAAATCACCTAATAAAAAATCTATGATGTGGGTTAGTGGTAATAAACTTATTGCTACAGCTCCTCAAGGTTTAGATTTAATTGAATTCTTTACTGACTATTTAAGTTCAGATGATGGTATACTTGTAATTGAAGAAATTCAAAGAAGAACATAATATTTACATATCATATTAAAGCCCTATGGATAATTTCTATAGGGCTTTTCTTTTTCTACCTTATTTAATAATTTAGTATATTTGTACATATGAAAAAAATAATCATAAATACAATAGATAATGAACAATTAGATGTGTATTATACATCTGAAATATCAAAAACGATTTTAAAAGCTAATAATATTATAATTGATAAACATACTGTATTAGAAGATAATGTGATTATTAGTAGTGGTTGTAAAATAGGAGTTGGATGTAAAATATCTTCTGGAGTATCTTTAGGATTTAATACCGTAATTCAAGATGAATCAAATATAGGTAAGGATTCAATTATTTCAGATAATGTTAAAATCGAAATGGCTGTTAACATAGGTGATAATTGTGTGATTAAATCAGACATTATCATTGGAGAAGAAGCTATTATAGATAATGATACTGTGATAATTAATAGTTTTTATAAAAAAACAGCTAAGTCTAATGTGACCTATTGCGGTAATAATAAAATATCTATAGGGTGTCAATTATATACAATTGATTCATGGTTAAATAATTATAAATCAATAGGTGATAAATTTAATTATACTCAATCAGAAATTAATGAATGTATTAATCATATAAAATTTATAAAAAATAATATACAATGATAGATTTAATCTATAAAACTTTATTAACTATTATTAATAAAGAGAATCAAGGGTATGTTTCACCTACTGAGTTTAATATTCTCTCTAATAATGTTCAAAATGAGATATTTAGAGGATATTTTGAAGATGAAAATAAAGATAAAACTAAAGAAAATAAAGGATATACTAATAAAGGATATTCTAATTTAGACTTTAATGAAAGACAAAGGATTAATCAGTTTAGCGCAATATTAGATATTAGTAAAGCTGATGATAAATTCACATTACCCTCTGATTTATATTTCATAGAGGATGATGGAATACTGTCTAAGGTTACAGAAGTTAATGATATAAGTTCTGTGGTAGAAGAAGTGGAAAGGAGTATTATAGGATATTTAGGTAATTCTATTTCTGGAGCATCTATATCATATCCTATATATGAAAGATATTCAGATAATGTTATTGTTTATCCTACAATTATTGATGAAATAACTCTTAGGTATTTGAGAACACCTAAAGTTCCTAATTGGACATATTTTGTAACTGGAGCAGGTTCTGAATTATTTGACCCTTCTAATGCAAGTTATCAAGATTTCGAATTACATGAGTCAGAATTTTCTAATATTGTTAACAGGATGTTAACATATTTTGGAATTAATCTAAGAGAGGCAGAAATTGTTCAAATAGCAGAAACACTTAAAGGTAAATTAACAATTAAAGACAATAACTAATGACTAGTTTTGATTATTATAATGATTCGACAAAATATGGTAACTATCAATATGTTGAATTAGAAGAGCTTATTAATAATTATATGATGAGCAGGGATGCTGATGATTACACTTCTACTGTTCCTCGTTATAAAATTATATATCAAGCTAAAAGAGGGCTTAGAGAGCTTTATTATGATGTTTTAAAGGACGTTAAGGCTATAGAGTTAGATTTAAGTCCTACTTTGAATGTAATACTACCTCCAGATTATGTTAATTATGTTAGGATATCTTGGGTTGGAGACGATGGTCAATTACATCCTATGGCTATGGATAACAATATGTCGATAGCAAAGGTATATCTTCAAGATAATAATTTTAATTTATTATTTGATAATGAAGGTAATGTATTAGAGGCAGATGAAGGTAACCCCATAGAAGCAGAGGTGAATACAGATGATAGTGATTTTATACGTCAGTCTTACCATGTTTGTTATGATGGCTTTGAACCAAATAAAGATACATCAAAAGTATTTAATAATGGTAAATTTCAAATTAATCAATCTTCTGGATTGATTCAATTTGGTTCAAATGCTGAGGGAAAATCTATAGTATTAGAATATATATCGGATGGATTATATACTGAAAATGAATCTAATCCAGATAAAGGGATTAAAATTCATAAGTTTGCTGAATCAGCACTTTTAGATTATATATATTATCAGCTTATTAAAAATAGGAGAAATGTTCCATCTAATGAAAAATATAGAGCAAAAAAAGAATTTTTTAATAATAGGAGAATTGCTAAGAGAAGAATTAATTCTTTGAAAATATCTGATGTATTACAGGTGTTCAAAGGAGATAGTAAATGGGTTAAATAAAATATAATATGGGAATTAAAATGTTAAATGGTAATATATTAGGTATATTGCAAGAAGATAAAGTGCAAGGTTTATATGTGCCTGATAATAAATCATATAAGATATTAAAGGTTGTTAATTCAGATTCTGATGGTGTAGAAAAAGATTCTA